AAATTTGACATAAAAACTCTCCTGTTAACAGGGAATGTAAATACTTTTTCTTATAAGTAGTGATTTAACGAATGAATTGACAAATTATTGTGTTTTTTCAGTTCGTTGATGTTTATTTACATTCTTTTTCTTCTTTTTTGGTGCATCTTCACGCTCAGAATGGACTTCAACGTTATGTTTTTGAGCGTTACGACGGTATTTCATTCTTTTTTGACGTTCTACAACAGACTTTTTAGTGAATCGTCTGGTATATGAGCATTTTTCATATAGATATTGAACCAATGATTCTTTGCTGCATAGTTTTAGAAACTTACGAATTAGTTCGTTAGTTGTTTCATCTGTAGGACGAACGTAATCTGGTAGTTTTACTTCTAGGTGTGCTGCTTTCTTACTCATCTGACATCTTCTTTCCGCCTTTGCTTAAGGCATTGTTATAAAAATTCCATGATTTCTTGTTAGCATTCATTAAACGTGAAATATCAACACCAGCACCGCTGATTCCTGCCATTAAATTACCTGTTGAATTGGATGAACCATGCACTTCTGGTGGATTAGAGTCCATAATTGGAGATGTTCCAGCAAATGGATCAAATCCTGAAGCACCGATTTCTTTTAACGTCTTCTCTTGGTGTTCACGTAATTTACGCTTTTTTTCTTCTAGTGATTCATCTTGCTGAACTAGTTGTTTTTTGACTGGTGATGGTTGTTGAAAAACCTGTTTAGCTGATTGTGTTGTTGTGTTTTCTTTGATCAAACTGATTAAACCTTGCTCAACAAGAATTTCTGTTAGACATTCCCTGATGAGAGGTTTAATAATTTTTTTCATTTCTTGCACGTTATTACTCATAGAAACCTCTATTTCTTTATTATATCATTAAGTAGTCTATTTAGTCGATCTGCTTTAGAAAAAATTTGTTCTTCTTTACGAATTTTTCCTTCACTCATCATAAATGCACCGGGGGTTGAAGGTTCTTGAACGAAATCAAAACAAATTAATTGAAAATCATCTTCAACAATTGTTCTACCACCCTCTTTACGAGTTGATCCAAGACCACGTGAAGAAATTCCTAGTTTAACACCTGATTGAACAAGTGAACGAATAATATTTCCAGACGGGGTTGGTAGAACTTTGATTTTACCCATTAGAGAGTTACCATCCCACCATATTTTTGTTACCATGTGTGAGACGTTTTTTAAATTGACAACTGAATCGTCTGGGTGATCGCAATTTTTAGTCCAAGCAATTTTTCCATTTCTACGCATTAACCATGTTCCGTTTTGTACATTTACACAATATACTTTACCATCGTGCTGGACTTCTTCAATTTTAACAGTAGATAAACAAATATGTTCATAAGAATAATTAATTATTGTAATATTGCTGCGATCTAATTGTATAAATTGTTTTGCATACATAGAAAATAATTGATTGTCGCCATCACACAGTAACATGTTGTGATTTGGTGTTAACATCATATCAATTTCTGGGCCGGTTATATTGTACATAATCCCATTATAATCAAGAACAATTTTTTTATTTATCGCTTGTACTTCAGTAGCTCTTGTTTCTTCATTAAGTGTGATAATTTTTTCATCATCTGATATATCTTTGATGAATTTCCATCCATCAGCAGTAAATATCTCAGTGTGTTCATCGACACATTCTCCTAGTGCACGATTTTCATTGACAATTTTTTCATAATTCTTCATTTCTCTTTCAAGAATCTCTTTTGAGTAGACTCTACCATTACCATTTTCTTTATTGGCCTCTTGTAGCTTTCCAGTTACAATTAGACCGCCTTCTTTCATATATCGTTTATCTTCTTCTGTCAGAAGATCAACACAAACATTTCCTGGGCATATTTCATAAAATTCACTTAATAGTTGTTTGCTCATTTCCATTCCCACTCTAAAAAAAGTTATAGCCCGAGGGATTATTTATTCTCCCAAGGGCTATAGTTAGTTACCTTTACAACAGCGCCTTACAGGTTGATTCATGTATCGACGGATGTAAACAATATCTTGTTGTTTACGCATGTGATATAATCACCTCCATTCAGTATAAATAGTGAATCAGTCATGTTTGTTCACTTTTATTGTAATTCCGTCATCATCAACCAGCTTGCTAAGTAAATAGGATGTCCCTGATGAAATACACCCAGAAAGGAACAAATTAAAAGGTAAATCTAACATAAAACTATTAAAAACACCTACTAGAAATCCTAAACACATAGTACAGTGGAAATAATGATGTTTTGGTCTTATACTGTCAAATATCTTACCATAAGCCAATATCATCGTTAAACCATAAGATGCTAGGATAAATATAAATAAATTCATTTTTTAACCTTCACCTACTCCTGATACTTTTGAAGCTGGGAATTTAGAAACACCGGATTTACGTTGTTTTTGGAATATATTTGGATTTTTTCTATATTGGCTATAATTTGAATAAATTTCTACATCTTCAAGATCGTTCATTAGATCAGTAAAGATGTTAAACAAACCTTTATAACCAAGAGTTGATGCATATTTTTTCATAATATTTTCATATTGTTTCTTGATTGGTTTTAAATCACTGATGGCCCTTGAGGCTGTTTTCATTACTGTTGATTCGCCTGGTTCTTCCATTGCTTTAATAGCAGCAGCAACTTCTTCTTCACTTGCTTTTTTATCTGACATTTCTTGACCGTATTTTTCCTTGGCTGCTTTAAACCCAGATCCAATACCGGCTTTTAATTTTGCTAGTGTTCCAGAGGCTTCACGGCTTGTCATTGCTTCTGGGTCTTCTACGTATTTTTCTTTAGCAGCCTTTTCAGCTTCCTCGCCAGCTTCCTTACCTCGTTTGAAACCGTATTTTAAACTTTTAGCTAATTCTTTCCAGCCTTCTTGTTGAAGATCGGATTCCGTTAGTGTTTTTTCTAGTTCTTCCTTGATTATTTGTTGAACATAACCTTTTGTGACTTTCATAAATTTTCCTCTACTATCCAAAGTTTATTTTTAATAATCTTTCTTACGGTTACTGGAGATAGATTATGGTTTTCTCCTATTTGTATATAGGCTTGTTCTTTACCAATTGTGTTAATTTTATTTTTAAAATCTTCTCTAATCTGCTGGGCAATATCCATATTGATACGAACTGGTTTTTTATGTGGTTTTCTATTATCTATAATCCATTGTTTATATACTGGGTCTTCCCAAGTTTCATTACGAATAACTTTACCTACTCCAGAAACAGATAAACCATATTTTTGTGAGAGTTGCTCAAAATCATACTTATCTGTTTTATAGTCTTCACGTATTTTTTGAACTGTTTCTAAATTGAGGATTTTGATACCTTGTTCTAGAATTTTTAAAGCAGGAAGTTCGTTGTAAAGTTTATCTTTCCATGTAATATTTTTTAACATATCACATATAGTTGATTTATTCATACCATATTTTTCTGATACATCTTTAACTGTAATAATTCCTTGACAAAATTCTTTGCGTATTTGTCTTACTTGTTCCCAATTTAATTTGGCTAATGGGGCATTTTCACCTGAAAGAGATAAACTATTTTTTAATTTTTCTTCTTCAGTACACGGACGACCATAATGCCAATGATTTACACCACTATGAGATTCCGAAATTCTTCTTTTGTGTTCATCAGTGAGATGTCTGCCCCAATTAGGATTGTTTGGACCAGTATTTAGTTCTCTTAGTTTTTGTTTTGTTTCTTCTGATACTGCAACACCTCTTCTTGTAGACTCTGCACACAATGATGTGTTAAATAATTTACCTGTTGGACCATATGTGTCAAAATACCACTGTTCTCTTTCGTTTAATTGTTCTGGGTTGCAAGTTTCCACTAACAAAAACTCAAACTCAGATTCACCATATAAATTCCATGCGTTTTGTAAGTGAACACAATGATGTTTATTTTTTGAAACGTGTCTTAATTGTTTTTTATGATCAATAACTCTTTTGTTATAATCGCTTGTTTGACCATAATAACTTTTATCATTTGCCTTACAATAGATCCTATAAATTCCACTGATTTTTTCTCTATTTTTCATCACTTTACTCCTTTGCAAATATCATACTGTACTTGCCTTTGGTTGTAAAGTAAATAGTATAGTATATCGTTAAAAGCTTAATAATTATATCTATAAATTCCTCTAGTGGGAAACCCATATCGGTTGATACTACCTTTAAACTCCTCTTGTGGAACTTCACCAAGTTCAGTAGAATCTTCAACGCTTGGTTCTAGCAGAGCTTTTTCCATTTTTTCTTCAAATTCTTTTTCACTAGCAACAATTGGACGTTCATCTTCAATAAAGTTTGCTAGATTCATGACAACAACTTGAAGAACATCTTCTCCACCGGGAGATTGTTGTGGATAAGCGCCCTGTAGTGATCCATAAACATTTCCAGATGTTACAGAGTCTGGGAGTACAATACCACGCTTTACCATATAATTAAAAAGTTTCTCTTGTATATTATAAACTTGATCACTTTGATCCTCTTTAGCCATTGCAAGGATTTTATATTTGCTTGGCATGACAACAATGTCAAGATCTGGGTGTTCTGTTAGCATATAATCTCCAGAGAGAGTTTTTTTGATCATTAACTCTTTTTGAAGACCGGTGGTTTTATCTTTGATGGTTATTTTTAACATTGTGTTACCTTAAAAGTTTGAATACTTTGTTGTCTTTGTTAAATAGAAACACTTTTGATTCGTTTGTTAGTTCTTGTGGTAGCGGAGCGGACTGTAAATCCGTTGTCTTATGGACTCCGTAGGCGCGACTCCTTCATCTCCCACCATTTATCTTAGTATCCTATAAATTTTGTGTTCGGCGTCGAATCTAAATAGTTTAGATTCGTACATAGCTTTTCTTTTCTCTATATACTTTTTAAAACTTAGTGAATTTATTTCACGATCATTTTCCCATTTCTCAATTAACCTACCAGCAAGTCTTCCTGGTAGGTTGCGATGTTGGTTCTCAGACTCAAATAATAGTTCTAGTATCTGTGATATTTTTTGTTTTGGTAATGAATCCGAAAGGCACACACTGTACATTGCATTTGCTAATGATTGTGCCATTGTAGTAGTTGTAGTTCTTTTGACAAATTTAATAATCTCATCAGCAACTTTTTCTTGATATTTTGGACTTAGATTGTTAATATTATGATGATAAGCATATGTAACAACATCGCTTCTATTTCTGCTATTGTCTAAGGCTTCCTCATATTTATCTACTGATATGTTATTTGTTTTTAAAATCATTGAGTATAGGTCGTCTAGTTTTGCACCATATCTCTCGCTTGATTTATATTTATCAAGAACAAATTCAAATATTTTGTCGGCGTATTTTTTTGCTCTTGGTATCTTTTTCGCAACACCATATGTTGTATTCATAATTTGATGAACTATACCAAGGGAATAAGAATTGTCATGTATAATATTGTAAAGGAATTTTAGAGAGCTTGGATGGTTGTTAAACACAGCAGCTTTTGTAATGCTTTCAACCGCACTATTTAATTTTATAATTTGGTCTTGATCTGGTGAATATGGATCTAGATCCCTTCTTTGAGATTGAAATTCATCAAATAATTCATTAAGATATTCTGGTCTGTCGTTATAAACTGCTTGTTCGGAATATTCAAATAACCTTGAAAAGAAGTTTTCATCCTCTAATTCATATCTATCCTTATCCTTTAAACTTACAGTTATTTGTCTAAATGTTTTTGGAGCCTCTCGCAACCACTCTGGATTACGCAATAGGTCAATCGTTGGTTCGCGTAATTGTGGTATATCGTCAACATAGTCATCTTTTATAATTTGACCTATTCTGTATTTTGCTAGAATGTTATCAACCGCTGCCACCTTTTTAACAAAAAGAATCATGTGACGTAATGCATTTTTTCTTGCGCTTGATGGCTTAGTTTTATCCGAATATATTTCTTCCCATTCCTCAAAATAATCTTGAACCTCTGTTTGTACGTCGACAAATTTTGAATCGTCAGCTTCTGGTATCTCTACATTTACTTGATCGTAAACTGGAAGTTCTTTTATCATCCTCATTAATCTCATGAAGAATGTATTGTATTTTTCTAGTGTTGTTGATTGCACACCAACACCAGCCTCATCTTTCATTTTTTGATAGAATCGCTCTTCATTAGCTTTGCCAATTAAAGCTTGTACCCCTTCCCTTGTTACTTTATCATTATTTGCATTATAAATTTCTGTCTTATCTATATCTATTTTATTTATAACATATGCAAACATACTGCTTGGATCTTTTACAGGCTTTGAATAATCCATGATTACATAGAAAAATAATCCACTTCTAGAGTACTGTCTATAGTAGTTTTTTGACTTTGTTGCAGCGATACACCAGCGAGAGTTTCTTCCAGTTTGACAAGAAGCATAAACATTTAATGGACGTATAACTTCAAAACGGTTTGAGGTTTGCTCTCTTGATACGATTATTTTTTGACCCTCCCGTTCAAGTTCTTTTATTGATTTTTCGTAATCATCTACTACATCTTTTAATTCTTCAAAAGAATTTATGCTGTTTATGTCTTTTAGTGGATTGCCTGATTCTATATTTTTTTGAAACATATCGTAGTAAGAGATAGCAAGAATCATTGCATCAACGTCGTCTGCTTCTTCTAGATGCTTTAACATCCATAGGATGTATTTGTTGTCTGCTATTGGATTGCTTAGGAAAACTTGCAGAGCTTGTTCGTATTTTTGTTTTTTGTCACCGGCTTCTGGGGGTATTTTGTTGACAAATGCAATTGCATCGTCTTTTCGTCCCTCATCTAATTCTGTTACGCCTGATAAAATCTTAACCTTAAACATCTTACTTTCCCACCTCGTGAACAAATTGTTGAATCTTTAGGATTTTCTGGAGCATATCGTGATTAATGTCTTTTATATTCTTGAATGTCTCAAGGAAATCAAAAGTTTGCTTTGTTTTTTCTTTCATACTGTCATCACTTTTGATTTCTTCGCTCTCAAGACTCTTTAGGACATTTTCTTTTAATCTACCAATTTCTTCATTTAGATAAACTTTAAATTCAACAAGATTATCTGAGAAGGAGCTAACATATCTGTTTAATAGTTCTTTTTGTTCTGTTAATAAACTTCCATATCTTTCGTTGAATTTCTTGCTGAATGTTTTAAAAAGAACTGTATCAATAGTTTGTAGATTTTCTTTTTTGTTTTCATTTACAATCTTGATCTTGTCAAGGATAACTTTTTCTAGTAGGATTTTTTCTTTAACTTTTGTTGATGGGTTAAAGATTTGTGAAATTGTTGCAAGGTCTTTATAGTTAGGAATAAATGTATTATAAACTTTTGTTCCTAGCTGTTTGTTAATTTTGTTAATAAGAACAGATTGCTCATTGAACAGGGCAGTTTTATTTAAATTATTATAACGACGCTCAACTTCTCTTAGATATCGTTCAGCGTGTTCTTCTTCGACTGAGCGGTCGTTTAATGAACGATATAATTCTAGTTCCTTGTTCATTTCACATTTTGGATTGAAATGCTGGAATATCAGGTCACGAACAATCTTTGCTTTGTTTAAATCTTTTTGAAGAGCCGCACGTGTTCCTTCACGTAGGAGAACTTCATAAAGAAACGCGGTATTTCGTTTCTTATTGTGATTCATTTTCTACTTCCTCGTTAACTAATTGCTTCTTTTTGTTGCTAAAGTATTTATCCATGCTATCTAGCTTACTTTGGACTTCAATAAGTAGTTTCTCGTCATCTTCAAATACATTATTTTCAATATTCTCTGGTAGGATTCCAGAAGCAATTGTTCCAAATCCACTCTTCTTAAATGAATTACCGAGTTTGCTTGTCATGTTGCTACCAAATTTTGCAGCTATACTGCGTGTTCTAGCACCACCTGAATTATTTGATGTATTAACTGGTGTATACCATTTACCACGTGCGCCACTTGTTAAGTGTGGCTTCTTTGTTGAAAAGATATCTTCACGACGTGCTGGAGCAGCTAATAAGGGATTTCCTGGTTCACCGGCTGGTGGAGGCGCTTCTTTCTCACCACCGCCTGTCTCTGGTGCTTCTGGAGTCTCTGGCGCTCCTGTAGGTGATTCACTACCACCTAGACCACCTCCCAGACTTGAGCCACCGCTGCCTCCACCTTCTGCACCAGCACCTTCAGGTGAAATAGCTTCAAGATTCTTGGTGAATCCGGCATCATAGAAAAGATCTCGTTGAATACGCAGGAATTCATGATCAGCCATCTTAAAGATATTTTCATATATCCAACGTTTGCTGAAACCTTGTTCCTTAGCAGACCCAGCGACATCTAATTGAGCTTTAAAGTGTTCTATTTCTTGTAGTTCCGCTAGACGAGATGGATTGTTTAGTTTTAATGAAAATTTAACAAGATCTTCATTACGGAATCCAAGAGTATAAAGATGAATCATACCAATTTTTGTTAGTTCATCAACAAGTGAATTTTGCAATCTCTGAATAGTTGTTGCAAATCTCATATCCTTTTGAGCTAACATTGTTTTATCTTCAGCCGCACCTTCTCCTCTTGCTAGATATGCTTGAGGGATCTTAAGGGCTGATAATAGTTTATCACGTAGGTATTTAACGTCTTCAATTGCACTTGTAAATTGACCACCGGGGAGTGTTTCAATTTTTGTTCCACTGCCTTGTCCACGTACCGGGAGATAGTAGTCTTCTTCCACTGACATCGGGTTATAACGTAAGTCAACACGACCAGTTTGTGGATCAACGATTTGATTACGTTTCATCTGAGTGATGATTTTTTGCATATATTGTTCAACATCATTTGGAGAAATGTTACCAACATCTACATAAAACACTCTTCGCTCAGGACTTCTAACGATACGATAGGACATCATCGCATCTTCCATTAAACAATTGTGTGCTACTACTCCATTTACTATAAAATTATGATGCTCACTTTCTACTTGAATATCAAAAGTTTCTTCATTTTCTTTTTCTAGTGAAAATGAAAGAATGCGCTCATGACATACATTATCTTGCCAAGATTCTTTATTCATATTTATGTACATTCTATATGATGCAAAACGATGTACATTTTCACTATCTATTCTCTCTGGGCGATCTAAAATAATATCATTGCAAGGTATACCACATGTATAAGCAAGTTCTTGAATTCCTTTTAGTAAATCAAAACTTATAGATGTAGCTCTTCCGTCTTTTTTACCACCATCTGCATCAAAATAACCTTGAATAAACGATCTGCGCGCTTCAACTGACATTTCAAATATCCAAGAAGGAACATTTTTATTTAATGCGCCTGTTGAAAATTCTAAAGTTTCCATTAAATCTTTAAATTCAACAGAACAAATTTCATATTTTCCACCCGAAATGCCTTTTTTGGGTTCTGAATATATTAGGGCAGAGTTACTATATTTTTCTAATAAATTTTTATAATATTCGTTTAATTTTTCATCAACCCCAGTTGCGAAACCTGCACCCTTATTGGTTAACCATCCGTCTCCCAGCATAAAACCAAAAAATTTAGCAAATTCTGAATCTAATGTAAAGCACATAGTCTTATCAAGAATAGATTTTTTTGGACTTTTTTTAGCTAAAAATTCTACATTTGATTCACTGATGTTAAATTTATCCTTTACGAGCAAATAATCATTGTATGGAATACGTTTTTTTGCATTTAAAAAAGCATGTATATTTTTTGATGAATATGTACAATTACATTCATCAATTTTTTCCATTATTTTATTTGATTCATAATCTGTTTTTTCTTTTAAAATTACATAATAATTTTCTTTATCTAATTCAACAGTATGTGTTGAGTTGCCACCATCAATAAATGGAAGAACTAATACATCTTTTCCTATTTGTAAATCTTTTGCTTCTTTGTAAATATATTTTCCATCAGAAAAAACTAACATTCTGTGATTATCAGTAACACTGACTGATCTATGACTTGTTTTTAATTTAAAAACATCTTTTTTACCCATATATTTTTGAGCAACCACTTTTGTTTTTTCTTGTTTTTTAGTTATAGGATTCCAGCAAAAAATAATGTCATCTTTATTGATATTTTCAATATTTTTTGGACCATTAATTGTTAATATTTTTTCTCCTTTGGCTATACAAAGTTGACGCCATATACGTCTAGCAGGCTCTAGAACAGAAGTACCATATGGAGCATATTTATCTTGACCTAGGATACGAAAATGAGCAATTTGCCAGTTCTCAAATGTTAATCCAGCACTATTCCACTGAAATTGAACATAGTTTGGATTGCTTTCGTCTTGTCCTTCAAGTCTTTCAACCTCAGAAGTTGGTAGACCAAGAACACTTTTGATACCAAGTTGTTCATCTATGTCAAGATATAGAAAAAAATCTCCAAACTTGACCATTGTACGACACCAACTATATAAATTTTGTTTAACATTGAGTGTTTTATAGAATAAATTATTTAAAACTGTTTTAATTTCATCATTTTTACAGTCAATTGTTAGGATTGGTCTAAATTGATTGCTAGTCGTCATGGATTCTGCGTAGATATCCATAGCGGCTGCTACCTCCCCTGTAAACTCCATTTGATCGAAGTCTGAATATCTTTCAGCACGGCTTTGATTAGCCATAATATTGCTTTGAATGGCTTCAAAAGGGTTATAACTTTTCTTTTTAAATGATTTTCCACCAGCCGATGTGAACTTAAAACGATCCAAATCACGACGACGAAAACGAATCTGTGATTGTTGTTTATATGAAGATAATGGACCAGAGAAAAGTCTGGTCAATGCAGTGTAAAGAGGAGTTTCTTGATTCTTTGGATTTTTCTGTGAGATATCAGAATTTCTATTTACTGTGTTTCTTCGTAGATCGTTATTGTTTGGACCGCTATTGCTGCTCATTTTATATTAACCTTTTAACAACCATATAAAATCTTTATATTGTTGCTGCATTTGTGCAACCTTTTGGTTGTATTCATATTGTCTCATGCCATCTATAGATGTGTTAAGAGTATTATGTGTTTTTCCTATTGATGTCAAGAATGCTTTTGAATATTCTAAATTTCTTTCATTTGATACAACAGCTGTGTCACGAACCCAACAAGCTATAGCAAGAGACATAACAAGATCATCATTATAGCCTCTCTGGGCTTCTGGGCGACCATTAACCCACAGGAATGTATCTAATTCATTAGCTGTTCGCACTGAATTGATTGTTATAATTTTGTTTCTTATGAACTCATCAAGTTTTGCAACAATAAGAGGTCTTGTTTTTTGTGTTGTTGCAAAGCCTGGTGTGCTATTGCTGCTATATTGAGCGCCTAGATAATCTACATGATCATTTGTTGCTTTTGATGAGTAATAAACGTTTGGATAGCGCATATCAATTAATTTTGTTGTTACTGAATAACCAATATTGTTGTTCTCAACAACAACCATACAGCCACCATATTCTATGCCAGCATCATATATAAGTTTTGCAAATGTATCTGGGTCTATTTTTCCTTGATATTCAGCAACTTGTTCCATGTTTTTAACGTCTATAATGTGGAATACTGAATAATCTTTTCCATCACCACGGGCAACGTCTGCAACAAGAATGTAACTGCCACCTGCTTCATATGGTTTCCATATATAATAATTTCGATCTATCCAAGCTTTATACATTGGCTCTTTTAGGCCGCTTCTTATTCTTGCAATATCATCCGAAGCAACTACAGTTTCACCCGATGCGTTAAAATTACATTCTAGTTCCTGAGCTATTTCACGTTTTGACATGTTTCTGGTGATACTATCAAACCATTCCTGTGTATATTCAGGATGAACTGTCCAAGGTAATTTTGTTGGTTTAAATGTATTTAAGCCTGATTCAGCATCTGCGTAAGTTTTATGAAACCAACTTCCCACACCGAAAGGTGTACTAAGAGCAATACATCTACCACCTGTGCTCAATGTAGGCATGAGGCCAGTCCATAATTCATCCATATTGTCAACGAATGCAGCTTCATCGATAATAAGAAGCGACAATGCTTGACCACGGCCAGCATCTTTTGATGTTGGAACACCTTGAATCCTTGAACCGTTACTTAATTCAAATTTTGTTCTATTATTTGTGGTCACTCTGGCTATTCTAAGAAATTCTGGTACGCTTTCTACCATATCTCTTACTTTATCAACAATTTCAATAGCTGTGTTTTGTTTTGTTGCCATGACAAGGATGTTTTTTTCCTTATAGAACAACATCATCCATGATACATAACCAGCAACAATTGTTGAAATACCTAACTGACGAGCTTTTAAGATAATATTATATCTAAAATCATGAAAGTCCTTTAGTAAGTCTTTCTGGAACTTATATGTTTTAAATGGAATTATCCCTCTTTCTTGATGGACAATTTTTGCATAATTGTCTAGGAAGTAAGAGGGATCTCTACCACATTTTAATATTTCTTTTCTTAACTCTTCTTTTGTTAGCGGTGAAGCCATACTTTTACTTGGCCTTTCTAACGTTCATCAACCAGCCTTTGGCAATATCAGCAAAGTGTTCTTGCTCAGAATCATATACTTTCTTTTCAGCAGCACTTTCGCCCTTGTCGATTTCCATATTGCCGATTTTATATACTTGAACCGCATTTACATAGCAAGTTCTGCGGTTGGCAGTTTGAACTAGGATTTGAATATCACCAAACTCAGTGAGAGCTAGTGAACTTTTAACAAGTTTTTTATATTCACTTTTGATATGTGACGCAATATCTTTTACTGTTCTACGAATATCAGTTTCAAAATTTTTATCATGAACTGCTGTTAGTGGCATTTCACTGTGATATTTTAATACTAGGTTGTCGCCTTGATATTGAACACCAAAGCCATCCATAACACGTGGATCATATATAGAACAACCTTGTAGTAGATCTTCGGTTTCACGCTTTAGGCCAAATTGTGTGCCACCATGATATTTATTGCTTACAACTTGTTGAATACCAGTGATAATTTCTAAAACGCTAGCCATTTTTTTTATCCTCTATATTACAAACATAACATCTGTAACAAACTTTAAATTTATTTAAGTAAAGATCATCTTTTTTATCAAATGAGTATTTGTTACAATCTTTACATTCCTTTGTTGTATTTGTATTAAATAGTTTCTTTGGAAGTAATAGACCATCAACTTCTATTTTTTCTTGTGTTACGAGGTTTTTGTATTCTTCCAATTGACTTTTTTTAACACTTTCTAGATATTCACGTTCCTTACTTTCATCCCAGAATTGTTTTGGGTTGTATGTTGCTTCAACACCGTATTTTTCACTTACTGCTTTTTCTAATGCTGCAACGAAATTTATATCTCTAGGCATTTATCTTCCTGACTTTATTGTTATTTTTAGTTTCTGTGGTTGTTTGCGGATTAGGGATTCAGTTATAGATTTAGTTTTCTTCTTTGTTCCATCAGACAACTTATTATTTAAATATTCCATAGCTTTATTAAAATCTGGTTGGTTACTGTCTTCTGGAGAAGTTACATACAAAATTTTATATAATAGGCCTCTTGCTTGGTCTGACTCTGCTGAGTATTTATTTATATATTGTGCAAATTTTTCTTTGAATTGATTTTGTTGTTCTATATTATTTCCAGGTAATTTACCTTCATAAGTTTTTGTAAATATTTCATCTTTTTCAAGATTTTGCCACCAAGCATCATTTATAACTAATTGTTTTTGTGGACTAATAGTTGCTGCTTGTCCAGCTTGTTGTGCTCCAGATTGTTGTGTAGAAGCCACTGGCGCAGTTGTTGCTACAGCTTTAGGTGTAGTTTGTTGTTGCGGTTGTGAGGATTGTTGGCCTCTGGCTAATCCATAAATATATCCACGATATTTTTCTTTATTATATCCTGTTGTGGGATTATCTTGTATGTTATTTGTTTGAAGATAATTAAGAAACAATTTTTCTTTTGTAAGAGGCACGCCATTTTTTTCACGCATATTTTTTGAATAAGTGTTATATGCAATTGTTAACTCTCGATCGCTTTGTATTTTTTCTTTATAGAATTTTGATTGTTCTGGTGTTAAAGGTGATGGTTTATCTTCCCTTGGTTTATCAGACGGTGGTGATTGAGGCTGAGTTGTTGTTGGTTGTTGTATAGATGTTACTGGCGCCTTGGCGTCAGGCATATTACTGTTGTCAATGATTTTATCTGGGTAGCGTTGTATGATTGTTTGTCTTAATTCTGCATCGACGCTATCCAAAGGAATAGCTACCATGTCATTATTATTAATCATATGGTATAAATCACTAGTATCGTATTTTTCTAAAGTTTTTTGTAAAATATCACCACCCTCTTCTCCAGATAAAATAATTATTTTATCTTTATCTAATTTTGGATATTTTTTTTCATTTGTAATAAAAGCGACTTCAACACCATTTTTAATCATTTGATTAATATAAATTTCTTTATAAGGTATTTCATTTTCATTTCTATTGTCTATTATTTTACCTTTTGCTTTATTGTTTAGTTTGCTTAATAAAGCAGGGTTTAAGTTTTGGTTTATAAAATCATATGCAAACACACCACCTTCTTTTAAATTAGCATCTTTTAATTGATTGTTTTCGTATTCTTCAAGAGAAAATAAGGCTTCAATTATATCTATATCATTTTTATCTAGTTTTATATTATATTTAGGGTTTTCTAGGTCTCGATCTGAAGTTTCTCTTCGGCTATCTAGAGCGATTTTAATATCTATACCATCTCCTATTATTTTTTCTAATTCTTTTTTACGTTGTTGTTGACCAGAGTCTTTGTCGGATTTTTCATCACCAGCAGCAGTATTATCATCTTTAGTAGGCTCTTCGCTGGATTTACCTGTATCATCATCAACAGCGATTTGTGGTAAATTCTCTGGAGTTTCTTCGCCAGAAGATGGAGCTATGTCAGCACCTGTTGTATCTGTCGCTGGTTGTTTTTCGTCAGATGGCGAAATAGTATCTGTAGATGTATCTTTCTGATCGGATTCTTTGTCACCTGACGATTTTCTATCAGATGTTTGTGTTGCTGTTGGTTCTACATAATTTTTTAATTCATTAACAAATTTAATATTATTGCTAGAACCCCAATTAATAATTTTATTCATTAATTCTTCGTATTGTTGAGCGTTAATTTTTGATTTAGATAGCAAATTACTCATTGCAATTTGACGTTCATCAGCAATAGAAGCATCTTCAGCTTCTACTAATATAAATTTGCCATTTCCATAGTATTTAAATATTTTTGACATATCGATTCCTTATTATACAAATTTTGCTAATATTTTAACAAACGTATCCCATTCATTATCATCGCTTAATTGTTTTTCTATAGGACTTCCGGCGATAACTTTATTCCACAAACCATCCTCTGATACTTTTGAGTAAAGTTTTTGTATTAAATCAATGTTTTCAACATCTTCAGATTGATTTTGTAAATCAGCAGTGGCTTGTTGTATTATTTTATTTGTTTCTGGGCTAATATTTTCAGCAATTTTTTCTGTGATGTTTTGTACGGTATCAGTAAATTCAGTAACCGCTCTAGAAATAGTTACAGAAGGCTCTTCTTTCATCTCTGTGGCTTTATTAACATCTTTTGCTTCTTCTTTAGTGTTATTTAAATTATCTACAAGATTTTGTTTTGTTTTATTTATTTCCTGTAAAGCTTCCTTAGCCTCGATAGATTTTTCATTTTCAAGTGCTTTTTGAATCTTGTTTGTGTCTTTATCTATTTTTTCACCAATTCTAGTAAATCCACGTTCATATGAACCAAAAAACTTACTAGCAAAAAACGCAAACAATGCTCCGATCAATAATGCTGCACCAGCAACTATAGTAACTGGTTCAAATTCTTTTAGTACTTCACGCTTTTTAGATTCTTTGATAATTATTTTCATTTTGTTTTTCCTAGTGTAAAACTAAATATGTCACCCCAACCCCTAAAGCCAAACCAAATAGGAATCCACCTGTTAATTTCCAAGTATTCCAATATGATTCGTTCGTTAGGGCATCTATTTTCTTTTGTTTGATGTTTAATTCATTATTTAGCATAATTTTTGTTATATTATACTCTGAACTAATTTGTTTTAAATTTGTTTCTAAATCAAGTGATATTTTTTTATATTCCTGTTCTTTTTCTAGTAACTCTAGCTTATTTTTATTCTGAACTCTTGCAAGAGATTTAGCAATACCATCATATGTAAACATTACTCCATCGAATGGCACTATTTCACCTTGTTTTAATTCTTGATAATCATATTCTTCATTTTCATTTGCTTTAGAGATATAAGAAAACGATAAGATAATTAGAAAGGTATATAAAAACTTTTTCATTGTTTTTTACCTTTAACACCTAGTGTTTGTTCTAATTCCTTTCTAAAACGTTTTGGATCTTCCTTCGACATCTTTTTATATTCTTGTTTTTTTGTGTTTTCTTCAGCAGCTAACTTACATTTTGTATATTCTGTTTCTAAATTAATTATTTTTGTTTTTAAAATATTCTCAAGATCATTCTTTTCTTTTGTTAGATTTATTTCTAATTCTGCTTTTTGTTTTTCAAAAGCTTCTTCAATTTTTTGAACTTTTATTGATACTTGATTGTCTATATATTTATTTATTGTTACGACACCAAACACACAAACCACATTTACAACCGCCAACGTTATCCATAATTTATATTTCTCCCAAATCATAATTTTCCTGCACCTTTCCACTTGGCTGCTATATCAGCAATACCTTCCATACCGATATACCCAAGAGATATCCCAGCCCATTCGTCTGGTGTTATCTTGCCAAAAGCAAGAAATGCGGAAGACACAATCCATACAAGCAATTTTCTAGATATTAACTTTTCAGTTATTATATCTAGAACGCCTCTATCGTTTGCATCTTCACGCATTTCGTCTTTTATCTCTTTTTCTACATCTTTAAGTACACTTACTTCTTTCTTTTGTCGTGGCACTCATTTATTCCTCCACGAATGCGTAACCGTCCTTTCTGTTGATAACGATTTGTTTGTCTACGCATTCTTTTAGACTGTCAAGATGAGAAATAATAATAACTGTCTTGAAGTATGACTTAATTAGTTCCAACATACGAATAAAACCAGACATATTTTCTTCGTCAAGTGCCGTACCGGGTTCGTCCATCAGGAAAATGTCACTGGTTGGCAAAGAAGTTACACTAATAAGTGCAAGACGAATTGCTGTTGAAGCTAGTGTTTTCTCTGCTCCGCTGCCCATTTCCAGTGGACGAGGCTCACCATTAGGATGTTTAATCATTATATCTAATTTATCATCATCATTTTCAAGATATATTTGAAAATCAACAATACTATTTAATATTTTTGCTATTTCTTCATTGATTGCGGGTAGTTTATTCTTGATAATTTCATAAGAAACACCACTTGGATGCATACATTTAAGGTAAAGATCGTATGCTGAGTATTGTTGTCTTGTTTGTTCCAGTTCTTCTTTCTGTTGTTTTAGAATTTCTATCTTTTGTTTTAGCGAACCTTGTTTTTTATAGAAATTAACTAGATTTTCTTCGTGAACTAGATAGGAACCTTTGGCTGATGCTAGATTGGATTCCAACGAGCGAAGACTTTTCTTTAATTCATCCATTTTTTGGATAATTTCAAGATTTTTTTCTTGTTGTTGGAATTTTTCTTCATCAATTTCTAGCTGTCTCTTTATTTTTTCAATTGATAGCAGATTGTCAGATATTTTTAGATTGTTTTTGAGGATTTTGTCTTCTGTTTCACGTTGTTTCTTCTTGACTTCAACCAATTTATTGAAATTGTTAGTAGTTTTTTCATCGAGATCACTGTAACTATCATTAAGACTACTAAAATTGTCCCTATGAACTGACAGTGTTGCTTGGTCGTCAGCCATTTTTTCTTTAGCTTGGAAGGCGTCCTTAATGAACTTGCAACTGGTGAACTGATTGCCACAGGGAATATCCTCAAGAAGTTTTAGTTTGTGTGAATAACCTTTGATATTTGACTCTAGAGATTTGATATCTCTGTCCAAAACAGACATCTCATCTCTTATTTTATTTAATTTTTCATTATTTTCTAATAGTTCCTCTTCATTAACTAGCTTAGTAAAGCTATCAAGTTTATCTTTTAGAGTATTTAATTTTAAATTCTCTTCTTTGCTTGATTCAATGCTGGATTGTAGATTATTTAAGCTATTTTTAGCGGCTGCAATTGAATTATGAAGTTTAAAGTACTCAGCTGCATCTACTGGGGATGCATTTAATTTATCTTTTACTTCTTTGACTTCATCTTTTAGTGTCTCAATCTTCTTTTTATAGTCCTCAATAGAATTTTGTTCTTCAACGATAGAGTTATTAGCTCCAATTAGCTCTAGTTCGCTTGTTGTTATCTCTCTATCAAAGTTATTACCTTCTAGTTTCTTTAGAAGAGCTTTTAACTCTGCGCTTTCTTCTTTAGCTAACTTAAATTTCTTGTCAAAGATTTCAAGATCAAGGAATTTTGCTAGGATTTCTTTACGTTTTGTTGAACCTTCAGAAATAAAGGATAAATAACCAAATTGACTAGCCATGGATGTTAAAAAGAAATCATCTACTGTTCCAAAATACTTACGAATTGTTTTATCCGTATCGTTTCTATCTAATCCATTAAGCAAACCAGAATCAGAAGTAAACTCTACTGTAGTTTTAGCTTCAGTTGTTGTAGTGCCTTTTAGTTTTTTAGTATATTTTTCAGAAGTTCTGTTAATTTCATATGTATTTCCATCAATTTCTATCTCAACCCTAGCATTTCCTTTATCTTTGTCTTGATTAATAACGTTTAGGTTTTTTCTATTGTTTTTAGAGGTTGTATTATAGACAGAATAAAGAAGCGAGTCAATAATCGAAGACTTTCCAGAAAAATTCTTTCCTAGAATACCAACAACTCCATTCAAATTTTCAAAATTGATAGAATTACCCTCTCCGTAATTAAAAAGATTATCCCATTCTAGCTTTTTTAACTTCCATTTAACATTTCGTAGTGTTTCATCTGTATCTTCAACCATAGCTGAGAATTTATTGTTTAAATTAACAACTTTCTCCATTACATCTTCTTCAGCTTTGTAGTCCTTTAGGAAATCACGGATTAATTTCTCTTGGACCTGACGATCGCGTAGATTTTCATTGTTTGAAACGATATCTGAGACATTTTTAGCATTTGAGCTTGATGAAAGCGCCTTATTTACAAAAGATACTGATTCTGGATTGAAACGATTCTTGATAATATCGGTTGCACGCTTGATTTTCTCAAGTGAAATGTTTTTATTTGTTAAGATACGTACTCTTGAACCATCTTTTACGTCAATATCTGGGGGATTTCCTTCGTTATCTAGTTCAATTGTTAGATATGGTTTAGGATTTGGAATAATGTAGTGCTTACATGAAAAATTATCTTTATCCTGAATATCCCAGATAAGAAAACCTTTATCATCATCCTCGCCAAATGACCCCTGTACGGTTGATCCGGGATAACGAACCTTTCCTTCAGTGTCCATAATTTGATTACTTTTGTGAATGTCTGCTAGAAATGCGTAATCATGGCCTTCAAGAGCATTTATATTATGCTCACCATTATCTAAAGTAAATCCACCATCTGTTTTAGCTCCAGAGATAGCTCCATGATATAGTGCAATATTAATTTTTGTTGGATCTGATGGTTTTTTCCAGTTTTCTTCATCAAGACGGCTAAGAATATTTAGATTTACCTTATCATTTAGCTGATGTTCTTGTGAATATTTAAAAAGTGTCAGGTTTGATGAATTAATTGCGTTAACAATAGGAGAAATAGCATCAGTTCTTGTGTCATTTTTCAAATTAACGTCGTGGTTGCCTAGAATAATGTATGTTGGTGCAATCTCCGATAATGAACGAAGAAAATCAGTCGTCATTTGAACAAATTCTGGACTAATCTGTGTTTTTGTATGAGCAATATCTCCACAGTGAATGATATAATCGACTTTTTCTTTACGTGCTATGTTATAAATTTGTTCAAATACTTGCTTAAATTCATCATGTCGCTTTAGGTTTAAAATATGTGTATCACCTAAATGTAAATATTTCATCAATCCTCCAAAATAAAAACCCTGCTGTTTTGAGCAGCAGGGCAAGTATACAACAACTTAATTTTTAGTTCAACTACTTTATTTTCTTCTTAGCGCTGGACCTAGACCGAAGTTAATAATTCTTTCTTTAACAATATGCAGATCAGGTTTACCAGTTGTTGCTTGATAAAAGTTATCATCTGGGTAGAATTCTGTAGGATCTGGTGGATCTTCCTCTCTAAATTTCCTATCTCTCTCGTCAGCAAATTTCAAAACGTTATCTTTTATTTCTTGTTTGTTTGACAGAGATATATTTTCTAATGCACCTAACAGTCCAGAAATATCCCCACCGCGCTGTAGATATCCTTCCATGTCCATATTAAATTGTTTATCGTTGTTGACAGAAAAACGTAGAACACTGCTTATAAATTGTTCTGGACTGTCAATGTTTTCACTGATACCTTGCTTTAGGTTCTTTTTATCTATATTATGTGGACCTTTTCTGGTATCTTCCTGATCTTGCCTTGATACACTATAGTTTGCCGCTTTGACTCTTGAATTATCGTCCATATTTGAAGGATATCTACCAAATGCTCCAATGTCTCTTTCTTTACCTTGTTTAAATAACCTAACCATATTATTATGGGTTTCAATTGCCTTTACAAGCGATTCAGAAGCCATAATATCTTTTGTTAAGTAATCTATAGCTTGATACCATTTAATACCTAAGCTTTCTAGGTCGCTTTTTAGATTTTTTAGACTCTCTGGATCTGTTTGTTCATTGTATCTAACGTATGTTCTAATAATATTAGATATTAGATCGTCATCTGGTCCTTTTAGACCTTCTTTCATGTTATTGTTTTTAATTTTTATTTTTATCATGGTTTTAGATACTCATTATTTTGTTAATTAAGAAATAATCCGTATCTTTAATTAGTTTTGCTTTACTTTTACGTTCTAAAAATTCTTCATGTGACATATCGCCAATATCTTTATCTGCTGGTATGTCTATTTTATATACTTCTGCGTCATAATTTAGCAAATCTTTTATTAACTTCTCTGCCTTTTTCTCAGCATCTGGATCTAATCCGATGTAGATAGCTGGGTCGTGTCTAATGATTTGCTTAAAGATTCTGGAATTTTCTCTAAGCGAGGAACCAAGAATAGGGATAGCATTTTTAGCTTTAATTGCGTCAAAAACTCCTTCAACGATTGTAACATCTTCACTCCAATCAATATATAGTTCGTTAAATATAAGATCTTTTTTAGTATCAGGGTTTAAATATCTTTTCCAATTATCTTCATATGTTCTACCAACATAGTAATTTACTTTACCGTCTAAATTAAATGATGGAATAATGACTCTTCCTTCATATTCGCCAGATACTGCATAACCAATCTTCCAATTAATAATATCTTGCTTAGTTAAGCCTCTTTCTTTTAGATATCTTTTTGCTGGATAAGCTGTAATACTTGTTTCTTTATTACACAGTGATTGAAATTCATCTGGCAACTTCAGAACTACTTCTTTTTCTTCTACTACTTCCTGCTGTTGAAAAATTCTTTCGTAATCATTTATTTCAATGATTCCACAAAGCTCATTCCATTGTTGTAGCTGTGAATAATTACCAAGACGTTTGATAATTCTTGCTAAATTTGGTGTTGACCAATCACAACTCCAACATTTAGCTGCATTTTTAGTTATATTTACACTAAATTTTTTCTTACTATGATCGTTAAATGGACACTTGAAGAGTAATTCTTTACCTGATTGGTAATAGCTTCCTAGTATTTGTTCCAGTATCTCTATTTTTTTTGTTTCTGACATTGTATAAAGCCCGCCTTGGCAATAACATAGGAGTCAGCACGATCATAGACTCCTTTCTTTGCGTTACCATGGGCAGTATACTCCACCTTGAAGGTGGGTTCAAGTGCTAAGATATTTTTTAGCACGATTTCTTTTGCATTCTGGCCTTTTTCTATTTTGATACCAAGAGCTTTTCTTGCAGTTGAAGCTCCGATGTATTCTGGCTCTATTTCAAAAACTTCATTACAGATCCAAGATACGATTCCGTTAAATTTTCCGAGCAAAAGTATAACTTGGGCGCTGGACAATCCAGGACGAAAGGCGCTTAATGATTGCTCGATGAACACATGACGTATATTAAACAAATTTTTAATTTCTGTCAACTTATTTTTTACTTGTGATGCTTTTTTAAAGATTGTATCATTCTTTTTAGAAGTTAAATCGATTGCTTCATTATATAAAACAAAACCATCATCTCTAAGAACAGTAACACCAGTGATTGAAGTACTTATATCTAAACCAAGTATCATTATGTTTGCTCGTTTGTAAACTTTTCTGGCCATATTGCTTTTGCTATCGCTTGTACTTTAGCATCTGCTGAACTTATGTCATCATTTACTGTATATGAAGTCCTGTGAAAACTTGAGGCTATTATTTCTTCATTTTTCTTTATTATAATAATTTCTCTGACTTGAATTATATTATTTATTATTTCAATTTTATCTATTTCTTTTGTTTCAGTAAGCATTTTATCCTTATTTTGTTAAATATGATGAAAATACATAATATGTATCAACTAGTATAGTTGAATCTTTTTCAAATTTAATTTCTGTATTAGTTATTGCAGCTGGTATCATATAATCACCTGTAGCATTAGATTTGTCTGGGGCGATAGTTACTGTTGCTATAGATTCTGCTGCAAAAGGTAATCCAAGTATTTTGGATTGTGCTGATGAACTTAAATTATTTGTAATAGCGTTACGAACATTGCACCATATATTAACTAATTTTCCTATTTTAACGTACTTAGCATTATCAAAAATAGGATCAGGTGTCCAACCAGATCCACCTTCAATTGGTGTCCATCTTCCATACTCATAATCGTCTAGAAAACTACCAGAAATAGTTCCAGTTCCTCCTGTAGACATACCAAACTCTATGCCACCATTAGTACTTATGTTTATTTTATTTGTAAATGTATTAACAGAACTAATATTAGAGCCAGTAATTGTTTGAAATATTCCTAACGAAGAATTAACCCCAGAAGAAGCTGTAAGGTTAGAACCATTTACAGTTAGTCCTTCTATTTTTCTTTCTGTTGCAACAACTTTATTTCTAATTCTTGAAAATTCTGATTCATTTATAGACATTTAACCAACCTACAGTACATAACTTTCTGGATTTTCATTTACTGCTATTAATTTATATAAATCACCTGTACTTAACGCTGGGGCGTATATTTTAACCCACACTTCATCATTCAAAGATCCACTCTGCACCAAATTCACCGCTATCAAATCATTCACCCAATTGCCATCTTCCTTCACTGTAACATTGATATTGATAAAGTTAAAGGAATCAATATTAAAAGCTGATTTTCCGTATTGTACTGCTGGTAATTGGACTTGTGCATACCCCTCAGTGTCAAAATTACCTGTTAGTTGATATCTGAGTCTTTTATAGGCATCAGATGAGTTATTAAAACTAGTATCTACAGCATGGAATGCTTGATCTATATTATATTGACCTTGTGAAGAAGTAACTATATTTAAATTAATAAATGATTCTGTTGTTTTTGTATTTAAATTAGGTGTATATACTGAAGAACCAAAGATTGGAAGAGAGGAGCTAACATGACCAGCAGAAATTGTTCCAGAGACTTGAAAAAGTAGATTATCGCTTGTATCTCTTTTTATTATTTGTTTCTTTGTGAGGAGGTCTGTAAGAACTTTAACTGGTTTTGTTGCCATTAACTTATTCCAATCTTATTTTTTATACGTTAATTAGTTTTATATTAGATATACAACCATATATAGATTGATTTTTATCATAAATAAACGGAAGGAGAACGGATTACTCCACTCTCCTTCCATTATAGCATCGATTGTATTGTTATTTTAGACGCCCAAATAATATCCAGCCAACACAAGTGTTCCGGTTATTTGAGTTCCAACATTTAAATTCTGTGTTCTCCACCAAACACCAGTATTTTGTCCAACTGCCTTACATTTACTTGATCCATTTGGAGTCTGTAGAGGGATTTCAATAAACTCAGTTCCAACTGTCATACTGCCAACGGAACTATTAACTGCAAGATCATTAAATGGGAATCCAGATCCTGATAAACCTACTGAAATATAAGGACTGGCTGTGTTATCACCAGAAGTTGGAAAAAACATACAATTAGATGGTATAAATGTTCCTTTTCCTGTGTCTGTTGTAAAAAACAAGTTTTGAATAATATTGCCTGCTGATCCGCTTATAGTTGCTTTATATGTAGCATTTCTATTAACTGTGTCATATGTATATGTATTATCTATTGCTGTTAATTTACCTGTTGAATCAGCATATACAGCTCTTGTTGAATTACTTTGTAAATCTGTTACATTTACTGAGCCGGATACAACTACCTTATTTGTATAAACTTCAAATATATTACTTCTTTTAGGAAAAGGAAAAATAAATTGATCTCCATTTCCAATTAACATTAATGCAGTTGAGCTTGTTTGATTCAATATTCCTTGGACGTGCTGATGTGAAGCAGAAGCAATCGTATCAAAACCCTCAGAATGAGAATAATCACCATACGCTATAGTCCCAAGCCCTTCTGCGTGTGAAGAATATCCATAAGCTTTTGTGGTGCTTCCTTCTGCGTGAGAATTATCGCCATGTGCTTCTGTGCGACCTCCCTCTGCATGTGAAAATGCACCAGAAGCAACAGATCCACTTCCTTCAGCATGTGAATAAATACCAGTTATATTTAACAATACTCCATTAGCAAATGATCCACTAATAATATTTGTGTTTGTAAATATATTTGAAGCTGTTAAAATAGCAAATTCTGTTGAATTTATACCATCTAATTTATCAGCATTTGAAGCTGTTCCAGTCAGATCTCCTTTAAAGCCAGCAGATGCTGTAACAGTAATAACAGATAAATTGTCAGGAATATTAGACGATGGTAAATTTGTTAATTGTGACCCATCACCTTTAAATGACCCAGTAACTTTTTGATCAACTTGATCGTTACGAACAAATTGAGTGGAACTAAGCCCATCTAAAGTATTTGCATTAAGAGGTGAAGGTAGTTTTGTTTTAGGATTTGTTATACTGGACATAATTTAGTACACCTCTGTTACAGCAACAGTCATTGAAGCTGATGTAGCAATTGCTGATGAGCTTGGGACAAATATCATGTGTTTTAATGCTGATGTAGAAGGATCTGCAAAATAAGTAGCTCCACTATCTAACATAATTGAATAGCTTGATGGAGGTGCTGTATTGTCAGTTATTTCTCCAAATGTTCCACCAGCGGCAGACATTAAAATATAACATTTACCAATATCTGAGTTGTTTTGTATTACAATGCTTTTTCTAGTTTCAGCAAACTGTGCAACTGTTGGAGTCTTATTATCATCCCAGTTCCATCCAGACGGACCATTTGTATAATATAATGTATTGCTTGAAGTAGTAACTGTTGAAACTATTGAATGATTGGAAATATATCCATAACTAGAAGAATTTACTTGTAAACTTTTTAATGTTCCATTTCCATCTTTTATATATAAACTTTCAGACATTTTATTTCCTCTTTTATCCTAGAATCATCACAGCATATGAATCAACTGGTATAATTTCACCCATATCTATTGTTATTTGGTTTAAATCATTATAACCAATAGCAACTTCAACTTGTGAAAAGTCGGAGTCTGGGAGATTTTCTCTAACTCTTACAAGAATATCTTTTGAGTTATATCCATGAGTTAATGTATAGTTTGAATTTATGCCATCACCAATTATAAAAACTTTTTTAACAAGTACAGATGTCGAGAGTTGTTTAACACCAATATTGTTCTGTGGTAGTGTTCTACCTCTGCCCTGATCATCTTCACCAACAAACATAAGAGTTTCTTTTGGAAACTTTAATTCGACTGCGTTTTCTTGTTCTATTATCTGTGGTTTCTCTTGATTTGCACCTTCACCAATTAAATACCCAAGAACCTTAACATTTATTGTACTTTTATATTTTCTTTCTTCTTCACCAAGATTTATTGCTTCCTGTTGAAAGTTTTGATCCATGAAAGATTCATAACGATAACCATCTTTTTTAATTAGGAAATAATTCTGTGCAACTCTTGACATGAAAGGTTGCATTATTTCATTCATCTGTGATTGATAGTTAGTTAAGATATTTATTTTATATTCAACTGTTACATATACTGGGATAGGTACTGAAATAAATTTATAAACTTGTTTTTGATTCTTTTTTGAAGTTACGAAATTTATTTGTCCACGAGTTTTTAATGTATCTGTGTTAGCAAAATTAGCTGTTTTATCTTGATTTAGTACTTTAGCATAAACATATCTGTCGTTATTTGGTGAAAGATTGGATTGAAATGCACCTTTTTTATTTGGATCTTTTGTTACGCTGGATCTTTCAATAGATATAATAGGAGGAATCAGTGAACCATTTTTATCTCTTAGTTCACGGTTGTTTTTTATCTGGTATGCTCGTTCTGCTGATGACCAAATTACAGGAACCTTATCCCAGCCGTTTATTGTATTACAAAATAGGTTTAAACCCTCCACATATTCTAGGAAGGCACCGTCAATTGTTTCAATCGTACTTGGTAAAGTTTGTAAAACTTGTTCACTCATTTTATATATCTAGTTTTAATTTAAAAGTAAAGTCTCTACTTTCTGTTTTTCTTACTGGTTTAGCTAATTTTGCAACACCTATTAAATTTTTATGTTCATCATATATACCTATTTTACTAATATAGGTTTGTTTCTCTAAACTACCAGTAAAGTTATCGTATGGATACTTTGTTATGTTTTTAATCTCCAAGTATTCAGGCTCTTTATAGAAATTAGAACCAGATGAAACAGAATATTTTACTGAATCACTATATTTTACATAAGTTGGATTATTAGAATGGTTTAATTCCCCTTTTTCAGCATGTGTAAGCATTGTTAAGGTTGGAATATAACTTGTTCCATTAAATTTTAAATCATAATTTACTTTATCGTTTATCTCTTCCTCAGAACTTGTCCCATACTGACACCATTTTAAATTGCTTTCATGTTCCAAACTACCAGTTAATAATATAAATCCATGATTATATAGAACAACACCAGCTACGGAACCTGAGTGCGAGCCAGTTACTTCTTTTAGGGAGCCATTAAAATCAATATCTTGAAGTTTTGCAACAACAGAACCAGTATAATTTAATGTTAATTCTACTGATCCTTTCTGTATCGAAGAACCAAAAAAAATAGATGGTATAGAAATAAGTGTTAATTCAGCATTACTTACATATTCTTCTTTAAATTTATAATCTGGGTTATTTACTGAATAATAATTTAAAGTATTTCTAAGTGCCTGTAATTTTTTTCTATCTCCAGTACTAGAATCGTAATATTTTATATCTATTGAACTTGATAAAGGTAATTGAAGTTTTAGTTCATTATTTGGATTAAATTTATTTTTAAATATATTCTCTAATGTCGGCGTTCCAAATAATTCTCCGTATGTTGAGTATATGTAATAATCAGGATTTGACATTATAATAGTGGTAAATATTGTGTTGTTGAAAATGCAAAATTTAAAGATGTTATAAAATTATCTGTTTCTGGTATTTTTAAACCATCTTGATATTTTACACTATCTTCAATAGAATTATTTATATACACTCTGCCGTTATAAATTTTAAATTCATAATGCGGATGAGTTTCTAGAGTATTTTTAAATATATCATTTTCTTCAAATTCTTTCATCCAAACAACCTCTGTATTAGAAATCTAATCTTGTTCTAAGAATAAGTTCTGTTTGTGGATCTTTGCGAATAGGCTCAGAAAGCTTGGCAACAGCTAGCAATTCATTGTCTGGTGAGTATAGACCAACTGTTGTTATATAAGAAACTGGGGCATCTGCTTGAGTGTTTTTTACATATATCTGACTTCCGCTTAGATATGTCGGATTAGAGCTATAATTAAATTCATTGTGATTAATACGACAGAAATAAATTGATGAATTTAACTCAGTTGTATTTTGGAATGTTATATTTTTAATATGATCTCTGAATGCTTTGTTGATATCGTCAACCGTGCCAGATGCAAATAATTGTGCTTCATTCCAAGGAGAACCGTTATTTGGATCATCAAAATAGACTGCTTGAGTTGGAAGCGCTAACTGACCTTGAGTAGATAATTGAACTGATCCGGTTGGATTAAATGTAGTATCATACTTTGCAAATATATTTGTAGATAATGCAACAACGCCAGCTTGATAGAAAATTAAACCAACTTCTTTGTTTGCTTGTGCAGTCGCTAAGGGATCATTATCGCCATTTTTTGCATATAAAATACCATATTCGCCAACTGGTGAATTAATAAAATTATTTGTTGAACCACTTGCGTCAACAATTTTAATAGTATCTGTAAATACAGTTGGTCCGCTTTCTACAGCACCAGTTACACCAACTTCAATTTCAAATGTACCTTTTTTAATTTCATCCTTAACAAGTAATCTATTGAAATTTAGGAAATACATATGGTAGAACTTATCTGATGTAGAACCACCGGCTTGATCACCATCTCTATCAAATGTATAGATAGACCCAGTAGAATCATATCCAAGAAGCACTTGTGCCATTTGGTTGTATGTATTTACTTTTTTGTTATACTCTTCTGTGTCTGTTGAATTAAACCAAGGAGCAGCAAACTTAGGTGATATACCAACCGTCATATCAAAAAGTTGATTAGCTGATGAGCTTTGCCAAGGATAATCATAAACACTTTGAAACATTCCATGTGTATATGATTTAATATTGCTGCCATTATACACAGAACTGGAGACAATGCTTCCGGTGATTGGAATATTTTCATGCAATAGTGTTCTTGTTGAAACAACGTCGTTATCTAAAAAGCTTTTATATGTTGTAGCCATGTTTATGTTAGCCTCTTTCTAATTTTATGATACTTTCTTTACTATAGCGATTGGAATATCTAGTGAATAACCGGTCGTTAAACCAGTTACGCGAACAGTTGTAGAGATTTTTTTACAAGAAATTGAATTTATAGTAGTTGGTTTGCCTAGTTTATCAAATAGATAGTCGTTCGCAGTTAGATTTGATGTTCCGCGGGCAATAGAAAATGTAAATCTTGTTCCTCTACTACCAAGTAATATAGAATTTTTGGTATCATTACTATTGCCGCCACCAATATCTGTAATCATGTCATTGCTATCATTTAATGAAAAATAATAAGCTGCCATATAGTCATCATCAACATAAGAATATTGCTTTGCTACACCAGTATGATCAGCGATAGAAGCAAACCTTGAATCAAATTCAACTAAATATTGTGTTTCTTTTAAATCAGTTTTAATAGGATTATTTGGATTTTCAGCTACGTTATCAATCCCTTGATCTATAACGATAGTTCCTGGAGCATCGGTAGCATCTGCGTTGATTAACCCAGTTGTATCATTAAAAATACCTGCTGTGTTTTGACCAACTATCACAACAAATCCATTTTGAACAACATCAGTGGAAGGATTATATTGAGTAATATTTGTATTAACTTTCATTACTGGCATATATAGTAGATCGTTTCTTGTTATGGAAACAAGTCTGCTATTTAGTGATGATAGGTTGTTTGTAAAAGCTTCAAATACTGGTGTTGTCCTGATATTACTATCGGCCTGTGCACTTGGACTGTTTTTATCATATAGACGATAGTTAATTTCATCGTCCCCAAGAGCGAACTTAGTTATACGAAAAGAACCGTCGCCTTTTGCAAGACGCATTCTACCTGTATCGGTAAGTACTGCATCAAGAATTATATCACCACTGTTATCTAAAAATGCCATTTAAACAATCTCCTAGCTTGTATTTATGTTTTAATTAGTCTGTTATGTAGAATTATCAACATTTAAAACAAAATTAATATCCATCTTTTTGCCAGATGATTTAGATGTTAATCTTATTTTTATTTTTTTACCCCAAACCGCATTCTCGTCTGGGCCTGGATTTATGTCGCTGATTGAGTCAGGTGGATTAATTTCATTAACTAACGTATTAATTAACGATGGTTTGATTGATAAAAATCTTTTTAATTTTTTAGTTGGAATAAGAGAAGATGACTTTGTTTCCATATCATATATTCTAACCAATGGATATATCGCTCCACCATCATTTATCATTTCAAACTGAAATATTTCTGTTGGAGGTGAAACATTGTCGTGATTATCCACACATCTAAATGAATAATAATATTTTTTGTTTTGTTTGATGTTTGTATCTTCGTAGCTCCATGAGGAACCTACGTCTTCTGTGTTTTTAAGTAAATTATGTTCTTTTATTATATCTTCATACTTAGTCGGAGCTAATTCACTTTTAAATATTTGAAATTTTGATGCTGGTTCGTCGCTTTGATAGGTTAATTTATCGTCATCTCTCTCTTGAGCTTGTTTTAGATCTTCAAAATGTCTTCCTTCCCCATCTAAATAAGGATGAGCTAATAAATCTTTTCTACCAATACCAGTATTTAAAAATATTCTTACTTTGTCTGAAATACCTGCATATGGTACGAATTCTATATTTGGCTCAACAGGAGGATAATCAAGAATTTTATTGCCAAGGAAATATTGAAATGATTCTTCGTCCACATAGCAACTAAAAATAGAATCATTTATTGAAATAATTTTTTGTAACTTATAATTATATAATTGACCATATTTTACTTGTGTATCAATTATATTAATATCTTCCGATGATGTTTCTTTTATGTTTGGTATGTACCAAGTTTGTATTGCTTCGCCAGTTGTATTTGAAGTATTATATTTAGTTAAAATATAGCCAATTATTTCCTCATAATTATTATTGTTATTTTTATTATATATAGGATAACCGTTTAAAGAGTTATATAATTTTGTATAATTTGCATATTGATCGTAACTGTCTAGATTAGTATTTCTTATCTTATCTAAAGATATAGGACTATTATTTTTTATCTGTTCAAACAATTCATTATATAAATTTAAATTAGTTAAATATTCTGTTATATATTTTTCTGTGGTATCAACAGTTTTAAAACTTATTTGACAATAAAATGGAAAACTATATTTATAAGAATAATAATTATTACCTACATTAATTATTGGTTGTGTAGTATCATAATTTGCAAACAATTCTAATTTAGTTTCATCGTCAAATATCCCAGAAACTTCTTCATTATTAACATTCTCAACAACCAAATTATCGATAACATCATAAAAATTAGGTAATTGTAATTCTGATATATTATTACGAGAGCAATATTCCTCATAAAACTTAGAATAATAATTATAATTATAGGTTACTCTGAAGCTATATTCTCCATCATTACCAGTTTCATTCTTTTTTCTAGCTATATACTTTACATTACTCATTAAGTTATTCTCATGCCACTTGGAATATTTGTTGCACCAGCTAGATTACTAAAGTTATTTTGCATCTGTGGTACCTGTGGAACGCTTGCTTGCATTACATTTGCTGCCGCAGAAGCAACATCTGGTGCTGGTTGACTTATTCCAATATTTTCTTGTACAGTTCCTTGCAAATTTTCGTTTATTAACATAAAATACTTATCATATATTGGCAGTTTTATTTCTTCATACGAATCTATTTGTAGATTTGTATCATTATAAGCTACCACTCTACACAACACGTTTCTATAAGTTAATTTATTGATATCTAGTGGCACCCATAAGTTTTTTATTGGATCTTGCAAATATTCTATTTTATGTATTGTATTAAATAATAACAAAAATTTTGAATTTAGTTTAATATCGGTAAAGAAATTTGTTGAATTAAATATTTTTGTTTCGTTTTTGTAAAGTGCTGCAACTTGAAAAGGAGTACTGGCTAGTACTAGATTATCAAAAAATTTAAATTGTAGAACAGAAGGAAAGTCTTTATGTTTAACTTTCTTCATCATCGATAACAGCAAATAATTTGGAATAATAGCTGTATTTTTTTGTGATTCGCTTGGCGTACCATATTCATATATATTAGTTTTTGTATCTAGTGGATTACTTAAATTTTGTATATGTGATGAAAAGAAAGAAAATGTATCATTATTTACAACTTTTGTATTAAAATTTTGTTTTGTTTGTATTGGTGATAGATTTATATCAAACGAAGATTCGTCTCTGGAACTTAACTTATTGTATGTTCTTATATCAGTTTCTATATCAACATAATCATCTTCATTGACTCTATCTAAATTACTTAAATTAATTTTTGTGTTCAGACAAGAAACTTCGAGTGGTGCAAGATAATTTTCAACATTATTTGTGACTGTTTCGTTTTTTAAAAATCTTTTCTTTTCTTCAGATATTCTTTGTTTTAAATAATTTGTGTTTGTATAATACATTCCTTGTTGTGATTTTCTATCAAGGAATGAATAACCGATACTGGGGCGTTCTGATGTATCTACACCGTTTTTATATCCGAACCACTTTTCTACTTCAATAATATTATTTGCGTTATTTTTTAATATCTGATTTATTGCAGTTATTGCCTGATCATATAAATTTATAAAATAAAGCAATGTATCAGATGATGCAGTAAATCTGCTGATTAAATTATCTATACATATATTAAATTGCGGTGTTATCTTTTTTAGTAGTCCAAATAGTTTTAACGTATCGATAAATGTACTATATGCTCTCTTTAAGTCGCTGCTAATTGTTCTATAGACAGGCAAAAAAGAGTCTTTAAATTTATTCAATGTATTATCATAATATTCTGGAATTTCTGTATAGCTAAAATATTGTTTAAATATGTTTAAATTAGCTATAAATGCATCTCTTTTGTTGTCTAAAAAAGTGTAAAGTCCGTCGTTTATTTTTAATTGAATGCCATATTCGTATATCGTATTGTTATTAAAAAATGCAGTTTTATCTACAAACATAAAAGTTCGTTTATCTTCAAACTTAGGATATTCAGCAATATAAAATGCTTGTGTATTTTTTGTCTGTAAAGAGCCTAAAATATCAACTGTATCACCAATACTTTCAACACTTGAATTTTTAAGTTTTGGCTTTTTGTTCTTTAAATAGGAATTTTCATATTCTCGTCTTACAAATTTAATAGAAGATATACTTGAATTTGTTATTAAATTAGAAAATTCTGTATTTTCCGATAGAAGGTTGGCATAGAAAGATTCATTTTTTACTAAATTATTATAATCTAAATAAAACAACAAATTTGCATTACTAAAATTATCTCTTGAATAGAAAAGTTTTGAAAAAAAAGCTTTTTTTATATTTTGTTGTACTTTAGCAAACTTTTTTTGCTCTACGTTAAAATCAAGATAATTAAAAACTTCATTCATAGCTTTTTTATTATCAAAAACAGAACCAGCCACCCTTAAATCTACTAAACTTTGATTACCTATAATATCTTCTATTTGTAAATAAGAACAATATATTTCTTGATTTAATACTTCAGGGGAAATTTTTAGCTCTTCTGCAATCTTTAGATGATCTATAAATGTTATAATGCCAACTTTTAAATAATCATTTATATCTTGTTGATCTATATTAAAAGTCACATCATAAATTAAATTTAAATCTTTCCCAGATACATGTGATTCTTTATTCTTATCACCCTTGTAGTCTACTGCTGGATATATATCGATATAGTTTATAGAATTATCTTGTAGAATCTTGTTGCATTCGGTTATTGTTTGAACAATTTTTAACTGTTCCTCAACTGCACCTGAAAATATTGGAAATGTTCTAGTTATTAATTTATCTTTATATTTTGAATCAAATATTTTTGGATTATTTGCATCATCTTTGAACAAGATAGAAAATTTAACAATATTATCACCAACATTAGTTCCTGGAATATACTCACCGGATGATTTTAAGGTAAGATTCTGTATTTCTGCCTTTAAAAATGAATTTTTTATTTGTTCTATTTGTTGTGATGTTAATTCAAACATTAGCAATCTTTCCCGAATGGACCATCATCTAGGTTAATATTTGTTTCGTATATTCCGCTTGTTATGTTCTTTTTCTTTTCATCTGGAAGATCAACGATTTCTTCATCAACTGTTATGTTTAAGTAATATTCAACGTTTCTTATAGTTGGTTCTAATTCGTCAGGAAACTCTGGGTTGTCTAACAGTATCTTATTTTTAATAACTTTTGGTTTATCAAAGAAAAAAAGTTGTCTTAGTTCTTTTTTTGATGTATTATTTATTTGTATATCTTCTTCAATAAACACCTCTATATCAAAGTTTTCTTTTTCATCCGATGTATTATTTTCTGATATTTCAAGTAAAAATTGGCAATCTTTTTGGGATGAAACAACAATATCATCGCCAAACATTGCATATACTTCTTCGTCTTCTCCTAAATTATCTATATCCTTAATGGTTTTTAGAGTAAATATACCATCGTTTAAGTTAATTTGAGGGTGTTTAAGTAATTGATGAATAGATCCTGTGCCTTGATTAGTAAATTGACTTGTTGTATTTGTGTTGATATAACCATTTAATACTTGTAGATTCCAAGATGGTGCGTATTTTGAAGATAAGTCAGATGTACCAAGTTCGTTAATTAAAGCAAAGTTATCATTTCCTATTATTTGACTCTCTGCGATTGATGAACTTAATTGATTAGCGAAATCTTTTGGTGCGTCTTTTTTACCTCCATAGTTATATTGTGCTTTAGAGTATGGAGTTTCGTCTAAAATTCTAGTTTGTGAAGCATTTTGCGATTCTGTTATAGCTGTATAATGTGTATCATATAGGATATCACCATCGTAAAAAGCGTAATATTTTGGCTTAAATTTGCCTTTTGATAGCAAATATCTCCCGTAATGTGTTAGTTGTATGTCTAATACTTCCTGTTTGCTATCAAAAAACGACATTTAATTTCCTATTCGTATAGTGATGGAGTATATTTCTCTGTCTCTACCGTCTTATTTACTTCCAAACCTGCCTCTACATTAATTAGCTCAACAAGTGAAAAATTATCATAAGGCCAGTTATATGAAAATTCTGGAACTACATCTTGACCTTTGATCTTAAATTTAAATCTTTCATCGTCCTTAGAATCGGCAGTTAGTTTATAGTAGTTAATATTTGCACGTTTCTTGACCTTGAAAATCTTAAATTTTATATCTTCTGGTAATTTCTTTCCGTGGAAGAACTCATCTTCTGTAAAGTTATGAGAGATCGTTTCTTCTTCCTCTTCAACTTTTTTAGATAATTCTGGCATGACGCCTTGCCAAATATCAGAAAGATCTTTTTGAGTTAGTTCGCTCTTAAATTCAAAGAAATACATAACAAACGGATTAATATCTCTATTCCTTAACCAGTCAAGATGTGGTGGAAGTACATAATTTGCCATACCTTTCATAGTTTTAACAATGCTATTATTTAGTTTGTCACCTAGGTTAGAGTTTAATATCGATAAAATTTGGTCTGTTGTTATTTTATTTGAGAACTGTATATTTAAAAGTTTTTCTATTGTATTTTTTTGAACATCAAAGAAATAACCAGGCTCATTAGAGAACTTATTTTTTAAGGTTTGAGCTTTAGACCTTAATTCAGATTTTGTCCATCGATTATATCTATTTTTTTGCTGGGTATATGGAATAACTATAATACCTTCCGATATTTCCTTCTTGGATGCTATTTTGCCAATAGTTTTCTTTTCATCTTTCTGGAATCCGCACATCTTAATAAGTGAATCGCCTACAGTATTTTCTTGTAGATACATTTTAATACGTGGTGAACTATCGCTTACTGGTTTATCACTATATGTTGTCCACAGACCTTTATATGAAACATCAACTAATGCATCTATAGCATCAAAATCATACGTGCTTTCTGTTCTGATAAAGGCACCTATATTTTTTGGTTTATTTGGTATATCAATATTAGCAAAATTTATACTTGGAGTTTCAAATTTTGTTTGAATTACCCATGAATATGTAGTAGATGCGTCTCTATCGTTTATTTCTAAAGGTGTATTATTTAAAGCGTTATATGTAACTCTTTTATTTTCTGTCTTTAACATCAAATTAACACTAGATGATAAAGTCATCATTTGTTGATATGCTGGTGAATTTTTATAGTTTTCTAAATAATTAACGCCATAATATTTTAAATTAAGTGGATAAACTTCATCTTGTACAGTATAATAACTATCATACAGATCTATTTGCAAAGGAGGTGGTAGATCAAATCTTTGTGAAACTATAAAAGTTGTTGTAGTTGTAGTTCCTAAGAAACCAGATCTAGCTTTAAATAAAGCCTCTGCGTCTTCATTTATGTACTCTATTTGTAATTTATTAAATATTTCATCAAGTGTATATTTTCTTGTATCATCAGCAGTAAATTTTAGTCTAGCTATTGATTTACCATAGTAATACGGTGGAACATATGGAGCATAAGCTGGGGAGTCATATAGTTTTGATATTCCTGAGTAATAACTCACACTAAATTTACTATTATTTAAATCTAAGTTATCAAAAAACCTAACTGGAGGACCGTAAATAGAATCTGTTCCGGGTAATGTTAAATAAGACCCAGTATACAATGAATCTATACTTCTAATGTTATCAAAATACTTATTAAAAACAAATTCACGATATTCTTTATCGCGTTCCAATACAATATCCATCGAATAAGTTGTGCCTGATACAGCTACATCAAATGCCCAGTCTTCTCTGGAAACAAAGTTTGATAAATTATTTTCTAAGAAGAAATTAGGTATCTCAGCAAGAAAATTATGCATACCTAATTTGTAATTTGGTTTATCGAAAGTAAAAGATTTAATGTTATTTTTTGTAGATAAGTTATATGAAGGAAGTGCTAGTGAGTTTCTATCACTACCAGATATAACATCTGTAGAATAATATGTTGGGTTTAGATAAAATAAATTAGACGATGTTGTTTGTAGAGAACTTGGTACAATTGTGTCAAATTCAATAAGTGATTCAAATGGGAATCTATAATTCAAAGAGCTTGAGATATGAACTGCACCAGTATAATTTGTAGGTAAATTATCAGCTGTGTTATATCCTTTAATGTGTCCATAGAATGCAGGGAGTGAAGATGAACCTAGACCATAACTTGCAGATATAGAACTTGTTATAATAACCGGGAAATCAACAGCTATAGAAGATTTAATAGTGTTAAGTAATACTCCTGGCGCAAATAATGGCTGAGTAATAGTTAACACCTGTTGATCTATAGGTGTTCCGTTTGAAGTAGCGCAATCATATTTTTTACCAGCTATAATAGATGATGTTGATTGAGCTACAAAATCTTTATTTAAATTAACAAATGAATTAACAAACTCTGATCCTAGTTCAGTCACTTTTTCACTTGGATAAAATCCTCTATATGGTAATAATTTTTTCAACGCTGACACTTTTAAATTTAACTTAACATTTTCTTGTTTTGCTTTTATTTCATCTAAATTAAATTTAAAAATAGTATTTGTGTTAATAAAAGAATTATTAATATCTTTATATTCGTAATTTAATCCGCCGTCTAGATTTAAATAGGATGAAGATAGCTGACTATTAAAACCATTATTTATATAATGATTCATAAAATTATTAATTGTAAATTCTGGAACTAATGAATATTGTAATGATTGTTCTTTTAAACCAAAATTAAATTCTTCGTATGAATTAAAAAATGGTGTATTATTAGAAGTTTTATCTAAATCATATTCATATCCATTGTTTATAAAATAAAGAAGATTAGAAATATAAGAATTTCCAAAATAATTATTAACTACGCCATTATTGCTAGTTTCGTCAGGGTAACTCAAACCATTTACAGAAAGCGAACCACTGTTATAATAATCATAATTTGGTGTTATAAAATTGTTAAAAACATATTGAAGGCGTGTAGATAATCTATCAGTAGAATACTTAAAAGCTTGAAAAGTATCTTTTATTGTATTTGTCTGAATTAAAGAATATTCCCCTGATGCTGTAGTGATAAAATATCTATGCTCTGGAATACTATATGATGCTAGAGCGCCTTTCATTAGACCGCCGTAACTCATAGTAAGTCTTGTATTGCTTGAAGGTCTACCCTCTCCTACATCACCAGTGATAGAACCAGTATATTGACTACTTGATCCCGTCAAGCTATCCATTGAGAAGATAGAAGCAGTTGATCTATTTTTTATCTGATGCAACACTGGGAACGTTCCCACGATGGAACTTGTAAAGTCATTTAGAACACTATAAGAAGAAGTTACATTACCAAATATATCATAACAACCATCTATTCTTCTACGATCAAGATAATCATCCTTCCAAAATGTTCTCATATCTACAACACTACCTGTAAATCCTGAGTCATCATATAGAGGTCTTGTGCGACTTTCTTTTAGACCAACATTTTCTTTCTTTGGAAATATAATTTCTGCATGTGAAACGCTTAAAATATCTGGTTTTGGATCAAAGCCAATGTTTTGTAGTTCAATTAATTTATCGTGTGCCTGTTGTTCTTTACGTGTTACAGCGTTAGTTGATAGAACCAGATCAGAATTTGCAAATGTATTTCTATTATTATCGTATGTGTTTGATAGAAGAATATCTTCTGATCCACTCATACGTATAATATGATTCATTGGCTTGTTAAATTCAACTGGTGGTTCACGATATACATTGTCATCTACTAATATGTTATTATTTTTTCTGCTATCGACAACAATTTTGTTCTCTGCACCACGTAGGAATTTCCAGCTTGCTCCTTGATATGGCCCATTTAAATTATGTAAATACGCATTTAGATCAAGAGAGCTTGTTAAAACATCAATTGTTTTAGTTGAAGTATCAATTATTTTAACAACTGATGATGTTAAATTTAAACCTAAGAAATCAGCATTGCTTGCACTAATAAAAGCAGCACTTGAGCTATTATAGGAATTTAAATTTGCAAATTCGTTAAAATATCCACTAACTTTTGGTCTAGATACAAGTGAAGCTGTTATCCAAGCGTATTGAGCATCGCTTTGAGGTATTTGATGTGAGATAAACCCATTGTCATATTTAACAACTGTATTCTCATCTTCGTCAAGATAATAACCTGGGTTTTTAGGTACGCTATGATAAGATAAATTTTCTGGGTCTATACTAGATGTTTCAGAAAGCCATTGGTTATACTGATTACGAACAATTAGATTTCTATTGTTTAGACCGTTGTATACAGAAAATTCCTCTGACTCAGGGTTCATAGCACCACGGCTATTAACTTCTGGTCCACCGGGTGCAGAGAATCTTTCAACAAATACTGTTTTTACAACTGATCTTTCTGGTAGTTTGCGATCAACAATACCAAATATAGGAGAGTTTGTAGCTGTTATATCTAGTTCATCAATTATATCTGGTAATTCTAAATTATTATTTGTTCTACCAGATGTTTGAAAATATTCATATCTATTTTTATAATTGCCAACTCCACGTTGCTTAGTGAATAATTGCCCAGAACCAGTTAAACTTGCACTGGCGAATACAAACTCATTGCTTATTTCTGTGTTTTTAATGCTTACTGGGTTTATTACATCAAGTGGATTAATTTCTTTATTTGAAAGTATTCTAACAACATTAGAGAAAGTTCTTGTATTGTCTCTTCTGCCTTCATATATAGCTTCATTGTCTTTATCGTATAGATTTGGTAGAGTGTTTAGGTTTTTAGCAATCTTTACTTTACGTATAATTTCTCTATTTTCATCTATTTCTGGAACGTTTGTTGCAACTAGTGGATCTGTTCTATTTACACGATCTCTTAACCATAATTCTCCTGCTGGAGAGGCTGGTGCTTTTTGATCTTCATATTTGAAATCTAGATGCGAACGGAATGATGGAATTTTATTTTTCTTTAATTCTACAATTGGTAGTTTATTTTGATATTTGTTTCTTTCAAGTATGTGACTTTCAACAACATTTCTTACCTTGTCAGATACATTTGCAGAAGCTGGTATCAATTGTTGTACCATCAATGAAATAGACGAATCTATCCACTTATAGAACTCAAGGAACTTTTCAAAATCTGGTGTATTTCCAACTTTTTCAAAGAAAAGCTGTCTCATAAATTCTAGATTTTTATATGAAACACGATATTTTTCTATTGGTTCGCCAATTAAATTATTGAAAGCATCTATTGCAGCAAACCACTTAAGTATTTCATCATTAATAACTGCTGACATACTTTTTTCAATAGAAAAGAAGTATTTAACTGGTCTTGAATCTTTTGTTGTGATAATATCATCAACATCTCTGGCTTCAATTAGATCATTTGTTGAGATTGTTTCTGGGTGTTGTTGTTTTGCGGAATAGATATATTCCCTGTTTACTACTTGAGAACTGTTAGATGGGAAATATTTACCAATACCTTGATGATTTTCACCAATGATTGGACCTAGCCAGCCGCCTTTTGTAAATTCCTTATTTGATGTATCTTCAACAATAAATTCACCAACTGAATCAGATGATGTTACTTGATTAAAATCCCAATTTAGGACGAGCATATCGGATCTTGATAATCCTAATGTGCTATCGTCAGAGAAATTAATAAAACTATTCCAATAAGGATATTGTCTACCATAGTTAGAAGCATCCTTGGAATGTTCTTGTATTTCTTTATTGTTTAAATAATCAAGCCAAAACCGAACAGAAGATACTTTTATATCTGAAAAGTATTGTATACTTGATCCATTATATCTGGAGCCTGCATATATCTTCTTTTCTGTTTTTATTGCTTGTTGCATATCATATTCAGGCACAACAATAGATGAGCTAAATATATTTTCTATAGTTTCTAGTGATGAATTGATGCCGTCAAATTCTATAATATAATCACCAGTAGTGCTTTCTTGAGCAATACTGATATTATCAAACTTTGAATGTTTTATTCTAGTTATAAAATTCCATCTTTGATTATCGTAAACATCTGTAAATACAGTAGATGAGGATAACTCTACTGCAACTCCATTAAAATTACCAGATAATTTAAAATACACATCTTTACTGTCAGATGAATCTCTTTCAGCTGTTACAGCAAATGTAAATAATGAAGAGTCATCATTAACACCAAATATCGATACAGAGTTAAAATCAGCGTTTGAATAGTTTGGATCGTTTACTTCTGGTTTCTTTGGGAATATTGCTTCGCATTGAAATGTTAGCGGAATGAATAGGAATCTATCATCATTTTGATCTATACTAGATGATTGAATAACTGTAGCTTCATATCTATCTTTATGATTAAAGTCAACAAATTTCTTTGCTTCGGAGGTATATCTATAACTATTATCTAGCTTATATGTTGTGTTGTCAGCATATAAATTGATTTTGATCAACTCATCATCAACGCCAAAGCAACGTATAAGGTTTCTTATTGATTTTTCTGTACCTTTTGATTTGTAAATGTAAGCTAGGTTGTTGTAGATATTTTGATATATTGTGTTTTTAATATCAGTTAGGCTTTTTTCAAATTCTCTCTCTTCATTTCTGGATAGTACATCTTCGATAAAAGTAGAGTTATTGAATATATCAATATTTTGAAAATCATATGAAGATAGGATACGGTTAATAAATGGCGCTGGCTTGTCATCTTCAGAGTAGTATTTTACCTGTTTAAGAGATGGTAGACCTTCAATTTGAAGATGTAATGTATCAAAATAGCTAGATATTATCTGAACTAAATGTGATAGATCTTCTGATCCTACTTTTTCTTGTTCTTCAACAATCCAAGCTGGTAAACTCTTATAGATATTTGAATTATTTTCTGTATCCCAAAGAGAACCAGACAAGGTACAGTTCTCTAGAGTTTGTTGAACTAATGGATGCTGTGAATAAATGATTGGATCTGGTTTTTCTGAGTATTCTTCGCTATATTCATTGATTGCAGATCCTGTATTACGTACAGAAGAGTTATAGTTTATTATTGTACCGTTTGAAATACGACCTGAGTAGTCTAATACTCTGGAATCTATACTGCTATCACCAGTTATACCTTCGTTAAATTTGTAATATACACCAAGATTTGTGTTTGCATCGTCGGTATTAGTGCCACCGCCGATAGATGTAAACCAGTTTCTAGCTATTTGCTGTGAAGTACGGGCAGTTTTCCAGAATCGAAATTCATCGATAGAACCAATAAAACTACCTAAACCTTCAAATCCTTGATTATAAGATCCTAGTGTACCTATTAAATTATTTTCTTCTGGTTGAAGTATTGGCTTCTCATCTACAGTATGTATAAGACCGCTACTTTCACTATAAAATTGTCCATTTATATATATTTTTATATATGTTCTTTCATTATTAGAATTTACTTTTGTTTCATTTTCAAAAACTATTGAATAATGATTCCATGTAAATTTATTAAAATTCAATGGATATTGAACTACGTGCTGTCCAACTTCATCGTCTCTACGTATCAACACTGCTATTGAATCAAAACATAATTCTATTGATAAAAAAACACAATTTTCATCACCTGGTGAAACGCCATTCCAAACGTTAAAAACATTAGTCTTAAAATTACTAAAAGAATTTAGATTGCTATCTAGCTTTGCCCAAAATTCTACTGTATTACCTTTATTATTTGGATTTATTGCTAGATTTGATCCTCTGTTACTAGGGGTATCATAAATATTTGAAGTACTAAAATTTTCTACTACACTAGATCCAACTGAACTAGTGTTTGGACCACCATAGAATTGTATATAAGTATGATTAGAAGAAGAGAGATAATTTGATGTTCCTAAGCTTACATCACTACCGCTTAAATTCACATAACCAGTGGTTTTTGGATAAACATTATCAAATATGTAATTATCGAACTGAGATGAATTATTCTTCCATCCCAGTTTTTCTTTCTTAGATCCGTCATATGGATATCTTTGATAGATATTTTTTATAGCATCTGAATAGTATTTTTCGGCAGAACCATAACGTGCAAAACTAGAAGCTGATGAGAAATCAACAGATGGTAGAAATCTATTGTTATCAATAACAACTTCTTCTAAATATTCTTTTGATTCTGCTTCTTTATATAATGTTTCTAGTTGCTGTGAAGTAACGATTTTTTCAGATGTTTTACCAAACAGATCTTTTAAAGACATATTTACCCAACCTTGAATTTAAATGTAGTTGGTGCCTCCTGTAGGCTGGCACCATCCCATCTTGCTAACCTTATTCCATAAGTATATCCTGGTTGTAAAATTGACATATCTAAATCAAAGTAATTACCGTTTGAATCATACGATGTCTTTGTATAAGCCAAGGAGCCTGTGGAGTAATCTATTACAGTATAATTATCGTTTAGTCTGAAAATTTTGTAATATAAATCTGTTAAAACTGTATTTTCTACTGTATTATACGCAACTGTATAGATTGTTGGTTGCCAATCCCTTTCTCTGATAAATATTTTAAATCGAACTGTCTCAGAAGTTAAATAATCTAGCTTATTATTTGTAATATTTATTACATATTGTCCATTATCGTTGAAGTCATAGTTTTTTCTATCTAGTACATCAAATGAACCTTGAAAATAAATACCGTTACTGCTTGTATTATACCATTTATCATATAGTACACTTGAAGTTGTGTCTATGATTACTGTTGATTTATAAACACCAACTGATGGATTTGAAACTTCTTTAAATGCAGCAGTTACTTCGCTTGTTAAATTAGAATTTGAATAAAATTTAACTTCTGGGACAATATTATTAACGATATTTTTTAGCTTTCCGTTGACTTTATTATAGAAATAAATGTTCATTTTGTTATCATTTTCCGATAACGCCTCACTGTATGAATAAAAGTTATTTCTATCGTCTGTATTTATTGCTTCCCATCGTGTTTCAATAACTGGTCGTTTATAGAAGAATTCACTGCCTCTTGCTGAGAATTTTTTTGTGAAGAAACTCTGTTGCATCGTTCCATCTTCATATATATCAGATAGTTTTACAACAAATCCGTTATTTTCTGATGTACCGGCAATCCAATCTTCAACAATATCAGTTACGTCAACCTCTAAATCTTCTGTTCCTTCTTTAAATTCGTAATTGTAGAGATAAGAAGCTGATGAATAATCGCCACCTTGCTTACTCCATTGTTTATCTTTTAATGGATATATCCAAGTAGCTCCATTTCCATAACTATATGAGCTTGTATATGTACTATTCCAGCCATAATCTGTGTATGTCTCCATATCAAGACCAGAGCCTTCGTCCCATGCCCCAGAAATGGGCATTATATCGACGCTAAAGCCCCTAGGAACAGAGTATGGATGTTTTACGTTAAAGAGCCTTAAATAATGTCTAACGTCTCCGTCGGCTGGTATTGCGCCTTTATCTCTGTCATCGGAGATTTGCTCTATTGGAAACTGTATAAGAATTCTACTTTGTTCCGCAGATGACGAAAAAGCTTGACCATATATAGAAAATATCTCTAATGAATCAGAGGCTCCCATATTTGCATTGTAAGCTCTTGTAATAAGGTTATTATTATAGGCATTTGTTATGGTTGTATCTTTTTCTGCTACATATCTTTTAATTGACATTAAATTATACTTCCTTCAATATCGCTATTTGGATATTTTAGCTCCATAACAACATTGTTTGGAACTTCTAGATATCTATTATTTGGCATATTTCTCTTAAAATCGAATGTTACATTAGAATAGCTGCCGCCTGCTTTTTGAGTAAATTCAACGCTTACTACATCTAATAAACCATCTACTTTTTTTAAACTTGTTAGCACTTTGCTTACAAATAGTGACTCACCGAAATCTGGTAATTGTGCAAAATCTAACTTTAATTGATTTATTGCATCTGTCAAAACATCATATTTTGGTCTATCTGGCGATGCAACTGCTTTAAATTTAATACCATAATTGACAATTTTACCATCTAATATGTCAATCGAGTCATTTATCATTTTATTTCTGGATAGCCAAGTTTTTAGGTTATTTTTGACTATTTGATTTCCATATGTTAGATAACCACTACTGTTTTCACAGAGGACATACATATTTAGATTTCTTTTTAGTGAATCATCGTCTCTTATAACATTAACACGCTTTATTGAGCCATATTTTGCAGGCATTCCATACGCTAAAGCTTTATAATCTTCTGCTGTAACTGCTCTACTTTGAGCAGAAAAAGCACTTTGAATCCTTATCTTTAGTTCATTTGAGTCAAAAGCTGTGACTTCTCCAAGAATTGGAGCATCATTATTAACTTCTAAACTTCTTCTTACAGATGATACAGAAGTTGCATCTAGGCTTCTTTCGTCCTTAAACACAAAATTAGAGCTATCTACGTTTGTAAGAGAATTAACTGAGAAATTAATAATAGATCCAACTGGTGTATAACGGTAAGTAACGATTAGATTTGTTTGAGAAGGTGCAATTCCAAGTTTATCGCTTGAGGTTAGTCTTGTTGGATCAAATGAATCGCTGGAAATATACTGTTTTCCAAATAACTCTAAGACCGCTATCCCAGGATCGGCAATCATGTTATTGTTATCTGATACAACAACATCGGAACTAGCACCAAATTGTAGATATGTTTTATTTATTTCTGTTTCTACGGTAAATCTACGTGGAACCATTAATGGTTTAAGTATCTCTTTCGCTGTATCTGATGTGGCAGCATCTCTGTTAGTTATAGATCGATAAATAACATTTTGTGTTAGGTAATCAACTTCATAATATTGATTACCTTCGGAATCATAAATAGATAATATTTCGACAATGTTTTGTTCTGATAGTTCAACTTTTAGAAATTTTTGATATTCACCAACTGGTATTGTCTCTGATTTAACGATACCAGAGATAACTGTTCCATTTGCTTTTACAGCGTATGATGTTGGTGTTCCATTTGCACCTATTACAGCTGGGCGTATTTCATTTACCGTACTGTTAAAAACAACATCCTCAGTTAATATAAATTTAACGTTATTTCTAGTTGAAAATGTACTACCTTTTTGTAATGTTGGTAGGTATCTAGTATCTGGCCCTAGACCTATTGAGTTTGCTGGTACAACAATATAAAAACTTGCAACACCAGTGGAGGATTTGCCGTTTGAATACTTAAATCCCATCTGTTTTGCTAGTTTTAATACGTTATTATATTCTGATGCTGTTTCAAGAAAACACTCGTTTGCCTGATAATCCAGATAAAAAGATAAAATATCGCCAATATATGATACAGTATCGATCATCAAAGAACCAAAACTGCCTTCATTGAAATCTTTATGTGAATCTGCGTAGTATCTTTTTGCGTGCTCTACCAGATCTGCTCGTATACTTTGATAATCTCTACTTGTATATTTTATTGGTATTATCTTCTTAGGCATCCATGTTTTCCTCTAACTATTAATTAGGCTCAATAGTTAAATTTAACTCTTCAATAGTCTTTAAAGCTGGTATATAATACTTCAGAATTATATACAATCCATTTTCTGACACTTCGCTTGTTTGAACTTGTATGTCCTCAATAGATATAAAGCTCATATAATTGGCAACTTGTGAAGTTATTTTTTCTTTTATTTCAGATTCCAGATCTTCGGTATTTTGTGAGAATAATAAATGTTTTAAACCAACTCCATATGAAGGATTCATCATTCTTTCGCCGGGATTGGTTAATACTAGCATTTTAAGATCTTGTGCAATAGACTCTTTTGCTGAATGGTTCATTATATATGTTCCTTCAGTTGAATCTTTAAATAATGGTAATTTTGGTGAATATCCCTGCATGTTTTATCCTTTATTCATATAAAGATCGAGTAAAGAGCGGTATAGTATCCTTCTGTGTCTACTTTTAGCTCGTCTGGGTTTGTTGTATCTGTGCAATTTTCTTGTGTTTGACCAATTGCTGCATCTATTGTATTTTTCTTTGGTTCTTCATACCACATGCCAGTGGCATAATATAAACTATTATATAAATTAAAACCAAAAGGCATAAGAAAACTGCCAGGAATTGATCCAGCTATAGCCAAAGGTATTCCAACGAGTGGAATAGTTGCAGAGCTAACATCTTGACTGAATGTTTTCGCTATCTTATATATCCCAGAAGATAAAGCAACGTTTGGATCTGTTGTTTCTATGTAACCTTTTGCTATCAATTTAGGTGTTTCTGTTAATTGTTTCATGATAAATGAACCAATTATCGACCAAGGATCATCATTTTTTACTTCTTGTGGATTATTTACATCTGGGGTTAGTGGTTGTCCATTTGTTTGAACAATTTTTGCCAATTTTCTTAATGATGCTTTAGTATCATTAAAAACTTCTGTTACTTGTTTTCTTGTTTGAGTACATAAAACATTTGTTATAAACGCTAATGTTACATAGCGTTTTAATGGAAACAGATATTCAAACAATAATTTGTATTCTATTGAATTTGAGAAATTACTTAAATTACCTTTATAAATTTTATACAACTCATAAGAATAGGTTTCTCCCATGCCTGGGTATGAATCAAATTTATTTATACAGATATGTCCATTATTATTTATTGAAAAAGTAAATCCTTGCAAATAAATACCGCCGAAACCAGCACGTCGTTCTTTTTGTTTTTGTTCTAATTTATCTATAAAATTTTGTATTTGAACTTTTACTATATTAATAATTTTAAACAATTCTTTTAGTAGTATAATAAGTTTATCGATATTATATGTTTTAAGATATAAACTATCGTTATTAGGATATTTATATTGTCTCATTTTATTTTCAATAAAAAAATCTCGAGGATTTTTTATATCTATATTTATTTGTGAATTTTTAAAAGTATCCGTTTTACTGTATTTATAATAGTCTGTATATATTTCTATGAATTGATCAAACAATGCTGTAAGTGATGATGAGCCATTTTCTTTTAGATCACTTGGTATACTTTTTTTATCTTCACTTTTATCAATAAGTATTTTTTTAATTTGCTTTAAAGATTCCTGTTGTTCATCATTTGATAGTTTATCAAGGTCATCAATAGATTTATTGTTTAATTCTTTTCTTTTCCAATAAGATATAGTTATAATTTCTTGAAAACGTGTGTTGTTATGTGATATATCATCAATATATGAATTATTAATAAACTTTATTTTATCAACAGATTCATTTAATGATGCTATTTCAGATTTTACAGTTTCGTCAGTAAAAATATTTAAATTATCTAATATTGATTCAAGATCATCAAATCTTCTTAATTTTATTTTAGTTCCGTCTATAGTTTCAAGTACAGCATTTGTGTCATCCAAAATTCTTTTAGCTAACTTTGGTAACACTTGAGATTTCAATTCAAATCTTACAGTATTTTTTAATAGTTCTCTTTTAAATATTGAACTATTCGTATCTACTGTGGAGTCTGGGTTGTCTATCTTATATAATTTTACTAAAAAACCAGTTAAAATATTGAAATATAGTTCGTCTGTTGCCTTTAATTCTATTTCAAGCATATCTGTGATAAAATCAACAAACAAAGGATCATCTCTTAAGATCTGAGGGTCATAATAACCAAAAACACCGATTCCTCTCAGAACTATATCATGAAGATACATTCTAAGAGCTATCTTGTGGATTGCACCTAAAAATACATTTTGAGTATCGCTTGTCTCTAATTTTTCAAGTTCATCTGTATTTACTGGTTTATTATCTGCAACAGACTGCATTATTATTTGATCAATACATGATGATTTTTGTTTATTATTTACTGCTTGAGTTTTTACATCATCTATATCTAAATAATTTGGTTTTATATTACAAACTTTTTGTCTATCAGTTTGCTGATAATTTAAAACAAGAAAATCTGTTTTTGCTTTATAAGAAGTATTTCCATCTGTTTTGTAGGCCACTTTTTTTAAAAATTCACTATCTTTTACGGAATCAATAGTATATTTCATAAAATCATCAGAAAAATAATTATAATTATAATCTACTAGATATTCAGATATTTTAGTTGATATTTTTTCACTTACTACTTTGTCAATTATAGTTGGAGAGCTATCAATATAACTTGGACTGTTTGTAGCTATCGACGCTTCATTGTTTACGTGGTAAATAAATTTTTCAAATACAAGTGATTTACTTGGATTTTCTTCTTTGATACCAAGAACATCAGATATATACGTTTGTATGTCTGGATCTATGCTGCTACTTAGAACGCTACGATCATCTATGGTCAGATAAGGTAGACCATTTCTTGTTATGTTTAAATTAAATTTTTCATATACATCTTTTTTAGGTAATTTAGACTCTTTTGTTTCTGATAAGCTGTCTTCTATTCCAAGAGTATCAAAAGGTGGAGTAACTTGTTCTAGCACATTATCTGTATATGTAACTTTATAATTTGGATATTGTATCGAGCAATTAAATACTGTATTATAATATTTTATAACATTTTTATAAGTTCTTAAACATTGTTCTAATTTTGCTTGAAAAGCCTGTGCTCTAACTTTTCCAACACTAACATCTACTTCTCTCATTAAAGAATTAAATTGAACTTGCTTCTCAGTAAAAAACTGCATTATTGTAAGATATACAGAAATTTCGTTTTGATTAAAAAATTCAATATCCGGTGTTTTATCTCCAATTAATTTTTTAATTTGGTCCAACGTTCTTTCTTCAGTTGGTTTACCTTTACTATATCTCGCAAAATTATCTAGAATTGGCAAAAATCTGAATATGTCAGGAGAAGAAATTTTTAAAATCGCACCTCCATATAATAAAGGTAAAAAATCAGATATAAAATTTGTTAATTCAATATTTGCTTTTTCAATTTCATCTCTTAATGCTTGATCTATTAAATTAATATCTAATACTTGTTGTTTTTGGCCGTCTATAAAAACATTAAATTTATTGTAGTGTGCATTATAAGAATTATTTTGTAAAATATTATTAAACAAGTATGCTGGGTGTATTTCTTGTGAGGCAGTAGCAACTCCACTATCATTTTGTGGAGGTTTATTTATCACTATCTTTCCAGAGTCACTGTCAAAACTCAACATACTAAAATTTGAAGATGACACTGAAAATGCAGTTCTCGGCCATACAGCAGCTTCTTTTTCAAATGATTCATAAGTGCTTTTTAACATAGCGTCAAGTGAAGATTTAAAACTAGCGATAGGTGGAGTAAGTGGTGGTGGGCTATTGTTATCACTTGAATTTGCACAAAGAACACTTGGAATATTATTTAGATCAAATGGTTCATCGCTATCTAGGAATTTTAATAGCTCTTCTACGTTTTTTAACTCTTCGTCTTTAATGTCGTTAAGGATGGCATCAAGAGCTTCATTTGGCAAACCTTTTGCTTCTAATATTGTTCTTCTTGCAGCGAGTAATGTTTTTTCATTACAACCACATAGCAGTGCAGAATCTGCTTGTTCTATTAAATTATCATTACAAAAAGCTAAATTAGGTAGATTATTTCCCAATAAGGTAAACAATCTAGCCACATCAGAATTTGTTGATATTTTATTTTTTAAATTTGGTTTTTTTGAAGCTATTGATTTTAATATAATTTCATATACTTCGTCTTCTACTTTATCACCTTTTAAAAGTATACAGATTTCTTTTGTTGTTAACAAACAAGTTAAATCATCTATTAATCCAATCAATTCCTGTCTTTGTGCTAAAATTTGTGCATCGTCAGTTATGCCAAATATATTACCGATTGCATCATTTAAAGCATTGTTATCTTGTGTATTATTTAAGTTATTTAATAATGAATCAGCGCCACTAGTGTCACCAGCGTTTTGTTCTTTATCACCATCAGAACTACATAACCTTATCATAAACTTTAAAAGCTCTCTCATCGTTAACACAATAGTATCTTGTATGAGTTTTATAAACCATCTTTCTAATGCATCTACTAATTTTTTATTTGGATCATAAGTTGGTATAGTTGGTAGTTGTACACTATTTATTTTTTTTAATCCTTCAGTCACAAAAGGATTACATACTGTTGCAAATGCAAAATTTTCTAGATTTTGTTTTGCTTTGTTATATTCTTGTAAAAGTTTATTTAATTCTTCTGGTGGTATTTTTCGTATTGCACAATTAGCTAATTCAAGTAATATAGCAGCTATGTTTGTTTGTTGTAGAGCAGAAATATACTCCCCTAAAGCTCTACGTAGCTCTTCTGGTTTTTCTTTACCAGCGAATACATTTTGTATAAAAAATACTTTTCTAAAATTAGACGGTAGTATATCAAGAGTTTCTACGCTTGAAAAAAATTTAATTATTTCACTGCTTTCATTATCAATTTGTTTATCGATATCTTGTTTTTTATAGTTTTGAAATTTATTTATATTTGATATTATTTTATTTTTAGTTATATTTTCTGCTAGTTGGTAGTTTGAAACTACACAATTAATCACATCTAGTGGCTCTGGTTCGATTGATGTTATGACTGGAAAATGATTTTCGGTTACAAATTTTGAAAAATACTCAGTTGCATAATTATCAGTGGTGTTCGTAGAACCTCCCCATTTAAACTCAAAATCTTTTTTTAAATTATTTTTTTGTACAATATAATTTAATAATGTTTTAGATCTAATTGTGTCGTCATTTAGGAATGATAACATTCCTGAGTTCATTGGTATTTTTTCGCCATTACTGGTCTTATATTCAACAGAAGCTAATTGTATTTCGTCTTTTTTCTCTGAGTTGAAGAAATTAAATGTAATACTACCGATCCAATGACCTCTAAAAATAACGGTGCCATCTTCTCTAGTTTGAACAAATGCACCTTGTGTACCTATTGGCACATTTTTTACAATCAATTCATCAACTTTAACTCTAAAGTTTTTTACAGTTTCTAGTTCGCCTGCTGGATTGAATCCAATGCCTTCTGGTGTAATAATCCATTTTCTATTTTTGTATACTGTAGAAATACCAGCTAAAGTTAACTCAAGATCATCAAAGAATTTTTTATATTCTTCATATGAACTAAAGGTTAATTTATATGGTGGAGTAGGTGCATTTTCTGGTAATGGGAACATATTTGAAGGTAAGTCGTTCCACCATGTTTGATCAGCAGTTTTAAATTCCTGCCTACCTTCTAGAGCTTCAATATATTTTTTTGAAACAGTAACATACGCCATTAATGTTGAACAAGTTCTGAATGAATAATCTATTCCTTCAACTTGACCAAACATATAATATTGATCTAATAAACTTTTTATGTATTTTTCGTCATATTTTTTGCCATGCTCTTGTAAAATAAGCGATAAGCCTTTGATAAGAGATTCTTCTAGAATTTGATCTAGATTATTATCTACTTTTTCTACATTTGTATCATATACTACAGCATATAAACCACGTTTATCGTCAGAGAATGGAATATTCTTTTTTTGGTGTCTCCAAGCTACATCTTTTGCGTTTGCGTCTGGATTATAGACAACATTCTTTGAACTAACTGCAAACTCTTTTGTCCCACTTAATCCAGAAACATCTTCTCTTAGAACATATCCTTCTACATTAAAAACTCCATTACTATCTTGAATTAAAACTTTATGCCAAGCATTCAGATAACCAACCGAGTCTTCAAGTACAATAACATTTGTACCACCATTAATCTTCTTTATGCCTGTTACAACAGTCCCAGACGGAGCAACGGAACCAGCAAAAAACTTTGTAGATTTACTTGTATAATGAGTGGCTGTAGTTGGAGTTTTTGGATATTTAATCTTTTCAAAATTTTTCATACTATAATCTCTAATTTAACTTATGATACTTACTGTTTATATAATATCTACCAGTTGGCTCTAAATATGTTTGTTTTACAACAAAGTTATTGTAACTATTAAATTTTAACCCCTGTTCAACTTTTAACGCTAAGGCTGTCTCAACTTCAATTCCTTTTATTAAAAGCTCTGGAGATGGCGATGTTGGTGCTCCGTAAAAAGGACTAGCGTGTGTGTGATTTGTTATTTCTCTATTAAACCGTTGCTGTTCTTCTAGAAACCCTGAAACAATCCCATTTAATTTTTCTATTCGTTCCATTATTGCGTCAAGAGCAATCTTTAAATTATCTCCAAGAGGTATCGGCTGGGGAGTTTCTTTGTCAAGATTGTTCAACAGTTCAACACCATTTAAACAAATAATTGGATCATCTGTTGATGTTTTTTCACCTGAATTAACAACAAGTTTCATGGAGTTTCTAGCTATAATCCTAACATCATCAGATTTAACTGCAATACCTGCTCTTGCAACAGATTTTCCAGAATATCCTTCAACTATACCAAAATTATCATCTATATCTGTTTTTTGGCTTAGATATATTCTTGAGGCATCAGCAGCATAATTAGGATTAACATATTGATTTATTAGTGTTGTAGCATCAACAGAAGACAATCTACCAACAACAATATCTAATGTGCTATCCTTACCGTGACCTTTTCCTCCGTATCCAGAGTCCCAATCAGAGATTCTATCACGACCAAAAACAATATATGAGTTATTTTGGCCTTTATATACTGTTTCGCAAGGAGCGGCATTATAAACAAAATCATTATATGGCTCTTCGCAAACATCGTTATTGAATCCATATTTACGATTTGGATCTATTTTTTGTTTGCCAATCTGATCGGCACCATTTATTTTTAGCATACTTTAATTATTATCCTAGGAATTTTTTGCTGCATTATAAGCTGTTGGTATTCTAACAATATAATCGCTTGTTTCCTGTGGCAAACGAGATTTCCACGATGAATCAGAAATTTTTAGAACTTGCCTATTTGGACCCCAGTTATATCCTGCTGCCATTTTTTCTAGATCACCATTAAACTGTTGTTGTAATTGTTTTAAATAAATAGCTCCCATCATTATATTATGTTCTGGCTTAAATGGATCTGGGCTTATGGAGCCATATTTAGCTCTAAATGCTGGTTTTTTAGAAAAATCACTAACAGCAGATGGCATTAACTGCATCAAACCCTGCGCCCCAGCTGGACTTCTAGCACTAGGATTAAAGTTTGACTCAACTGCTATAAATGCTTTTATTAAATTTGGATCTATTTTAACAACTCTAGCAACATCATCAATTATAGAATTAAATGTATCTTTTATTACTGGGTTATAATTTGTTTTTGAATTAAATAAATTTCTGTTAGGTGAATTTGTGTTATCTGCTCCAATAGGTTTTATATCCCCGTCACCTTGTGGAACTTCTGCAAATACATTTATTATCTTACCTTCTTGAAATGTTGTAAGATTACCAAAGGTTGTATTGACAATAGAACCAATAGATACTTCTATCACATTACCATCTCTTGGTTCTATGATAAAGTCTGGATATAGGTCAATTATCTTTTCGTCTTCTACTGTTGTTCCAAATGTAGAAGGAATAGGTAACATACCATGAATTTCTGGTATTCGTACCTTGCATATGCTTAAATTTTTTGATTTATCGCTTGAAGAGAAGATACTCTTAAGGAATCGTAAAGCACTTGGAGAATCAGTTGTACTATTAACTGGCGTCTTTGTTACTCTATAGACTTGCCCTTTAAATTCTGTTATGCCCTTGAGAGAGTCTTTTTTAAATAAGACTTCTTCTACAACCATCTTCAAAACGCCATTGATGGTGGTTGTTTTTAAATCAAGAGTTCTTCTTGGATAATCTAAAGTTGCTGGATTTAGACCATTTTCGATATTTAGGACATTATCGTTCAATTATTTGTCCTCCCTGATCATATCAAAGATTTGATCTTTCTCCTCTATGCTCATATCTACAGTAACACCTTCTTTTTTTTGTATTATTGCAGCTATTTTAACCAGTTGTTCATTACTTCTTTGAAGAGTTTCTAGGTATTTACTGGCAACTTCACCAAAATCACGGTGTTTATATTTATCGCTTGTTTTTGACATTTCATTAACAAGATCGAGCAATAGTTTATTAGCTACTGCTCGATCATTATCGATGTTATTGGTTGCGTTTTCTATATATTCTTCAAGTTTCTTTGACATCTATATGTTCCCATTGTACCAATCTTCCTTAAAGCTTTGGTACCTGATCCTGAACTTCTTAAGATTGCAAACAATCTGTTTTGTGTTCAATCCAGTTATTTCACGTACATATAGATAAATAGCTTTTTTATTAAAAATTTGTATATTTGCACTGTCTTTAAAAAGAATGACGATAGCTTTATAAACTTTTTCTTCATTCTCCTTCATCTTACGGAGACTCCAGTTATCTAATTGTTTTTCAAAAGCCTCCCAAAACTCTTCTGATTCTTTTAAAGTTAGATAACTATCATCTGTTGATATTTCTTGATCGTCACCGCTATAATCTTCAAGATATATTTCACGTTTTGTATTATTTTTCTTAACCTTGTGAATGAACCAATTTTTAGTAATAACTGAGAAATAAGAAAAGGCTTTTGACCCTTTCGATGGACTAAATTTGTCCAAAATGGTCACAAGCCAAATCTTACATTCGTCTTTTAAGTCTTCTATATTTGGAAGAGTATTGAATTTGTATGTAAAGACTATTTTTTCAACCATTTCATTAAAAACTGGTTGAATATAGTCTCTATAAATAACATTTTTTCTTGTTAGATCAAGTATTGTACAGTACTCTAAAATTGCATTTTCATGATCTTTTGTGAAGTACTGCTTACTACCTTTCGTCGGAGTTCTCGTCATTTTCTTCACTCTCTACGTCCTCTTTAACAAGAACTGACCTTTCATATGTCTTGCATGCTTCGATGACCATTTTTGTGTTTTTGACAGCAGCAGTCATTGTATCATCACCGTAGTACATTTCTAGTTCCAGCATTCCCTCAAGGCTAGCAGTATATTCTTCTAATAGACCTTGAAGTTGCTGGACGTAGTTAACGCCGAAGCTTAGTTGTTTAATTAACTTACGTATATACCAGACAAAAACACAATTAACTGCTAGAGATAGGATAAATAATACATATATCATTCTTTGTACTCTCGACTGATAGCTTGCTTTTGATCTAGTAGTAATTTACGATTATCTTCGATTGCTCTACGGACTCTTTCACCAGCTAGATCACGTTCATTTTTTTGTTTTGAATAAGATGTAAGTAGCTGTGGAAGGCGTTTTAGAGTTTCTTTTTCATTGCATCGTTCACAGTCATGAAGTTGTTCTGTGATACTATGAACTGTTTCAAAGCGATGCTGACATTTTTCACATTCGTAAGTGTATGCTGGCATGTTATTCGTCTTGGAATAGAATTTGTTTTGGTGGATTGGTTACTTCTAGTTGTCCACCTTCTGCTACAACAAAATTAAAATCTCGTAGCATTGGTACGATATCACTCTCTTCCATTAGAGATTTTTGAAGTGCGATCATTACGCAAGAAAGGGCTTGGTCACTGAGTGTCATTTAGATTCTCCTTGGCAAAACATTTTTGGATGCCTTGTAAAAAGTCTATTCTAGCAGACCATCCAATATTGTTTAAATTTTTTGTGTCAGCTAATGTGGAAAGTGCATCTGTTGGACGTGCTGATAAGTGATTAAATTTTATTTCTGGGTAATTGCTTAATATATGGCTTTTAATAAAATTAAGATCATAATTTTTCCCAGTACCAACGTCATAACATGATCCATTAAAACTATCGTGATACAAAGCAGCAAATAAGTTACAATCAACGATATCATTTACATGGACATAATCTCGTTTATGTTGCCCTTCACCGTATACGGTCAAATCCCGACCTTTTCTTATTGATTGCATCCAAGCAGATATAACTGTTGGATAAACATCTGATGGCTTTTGACATTCAGAGTATACATTATAATACCTTAAACACACTGTATCAACACCAAACATACGCGAATAAAGCTTACATTCAAGTTCATTTTGTAACTTATGCAGGCCATATGGATTAACTGGGCCATCACCATTGCCATAAATTGCAGATGAACTTGAAAATACTACTCTTTTAACTTTAACTTTTCTAGCATATTCAAGAACACAACTTGTTCCATAAACATTTGTATAACATACACTAGATGGCATTTCTACACTTTGCTGTACTCTTGGATTAGCTGCAAGATGAAATATAATATCTGGTTTAAAATGTAGATATTCTTCGCTATTAGGAAGGTTAATAATATCTTTGTTGTCTTCCTTTAAATCACATCCCTTTACATCCCAACCAAGCGTCAGACACTTATTATATATTTTAGAACCAATATAACCTTTATGACCAGTAATTAAAACTTTCATTAAATTCCTCTTACGTTTGGATAAGTTTCTTTAAACCATTTACAAGTTTTGTTGATCCCAACTTCTATTGATGTATATTCAAAATTTCCTACTATATTTAAGAAATTACTATTTGAAGTTGGCTTACGTACTTGACCTTTTGGTTTTGAAGAATCATATACTATATCACCATTATAATCTAATTCTTTGCAAATTAAAGAAATAATATCTTTTAATTTAAATTCTTTTGTGTTACCAATATTCAGTGGATCACCTGAATAATTCATATCTAATAGTTTTTTTATAGCTCTGGCAATATCTTCTGCGTAGGTAAATTCACGATAAATTTCACCATCACCCCAAACTTCAAATGAGCTTTTGTTGTTTATTTTAGCTTCCCAAATCTTTCTGATTAGTGCTGGGATGACATGACCATTCTCAAGATCAAAATTATCGTGCTCACCGTACATGTTGTTTGGGATAACTGAGAAATACTCAGTACCGTATTGTTGATTTGATGCTTTTAATTGAACATCAACCATGCGTTTTGCATAAGCATATCCAAAATTAG